AATATTACCTAATGAAACAGTACTTGATATATTACCATTATTTGTATTTATATTTTTTGATACAGAAAATATACCATTTGGACCATTAACAGTACTACTGGTTACACTAAGGTAAAAGCTTTGTTTTTTATAATAAGGAAAATTATAAACAGGGATTATAGTTGGAGTTATACCTGAAAGGGTTATTGCTATTTGCGAATTTGTATATTGGAAATTATCAACAACTTGGTAAATTCCTTGATAACTTGAAGTTGTTTTTGCTATTGATAGACCTTGATTAGCACCCCAAGAAACTGTTAGTTGTGTAAATGGGGTTGAACTTGGAGAACTATTTAATTTTACCCAATTGCATGTATTACTAGTCGCAATGCTTTTTGTAATCATAAACGTAGAACATGGCCCATTGAAATCATTAAATATATTTATAAAAAAAACTCCTGTTGTATTTGTATTGTAAATAACAGGTGTTGTATCTGTTAAAGTTATCCCAGAACTTTCAAAGCAACTTGAATCAAGAAAACGATAGCATCCAAGTAGATCAAGTTGATTTGTCTGCAATTCAAAACCATCATATTGTGGATAACTGTAATTAAAAGTTGAACTGGTTACTGTACTTGGATTACTATTTAAAACATTAATATTACCTATTAAACTTGCAACACTTTTTGATATTATATAATTAGCAGAACATCCTGTGTTTGTTAATGGATGCATGCAAATAATATTACTACCAATAGGCATTGGAACAATTAAATTTGTATCACTAGTTACAATATTTACAACATTTGTTATTATTTCAGTTTCCCATTTTAATAAAGTGGTTGAATTTTGTTCTACTGTTAATCTTTGACCTATTTTTCCAACAGGTAATGATTGAGTATTAATTCCATTATTTACAATAAGATCTCCTTTGTTAGTAGTAGGTTGATATACCGTGATAACATTTAATGGATCTATACTTTTAAATTTGTTGTCTTGCGAATCGGTATAAAATTTTTGGCTACCTGTATTACTTGCAGTTGGAACACCGAGTGTATCAGGTATTGTTATAGTATTATTGTTAAATAATACACCTTCTAAATTAACGGGATTTCCATTAGTATTTGCTAATATATTATCAACGTAAGCAGTTCCAAATATTTCTAATGAACCATCGCCTTCATCAAGATTAACATTTGGCAAAATTGTTAAATTTCCATAAGTTACTTGATTTTCCAAAGTATCTGTCTCTTTTGGCATTTTATTTGTTACCAGTTAAATTAATTAGTTAAATAATAAAAATTTCATTTTTATCCAAATTAAAACGTACCCTTTTTTTAAAAAGCATTTTTCTATAAAAATAAATAATTGTTATAATAAATAAAATTATTAATCCCAATTTTAAAAAATTTAATTTCATATTTGTTATTAACTTAATAAATTAAATAATACATTTTGTATTATTTAATTTTTTTATTTTTATTTTTTTATTAACTATAATATTTCATATGATTATAAATCATTATTTCATTTTTTAGGTACATCTTATAATTTTTTCTAACAGTTGATTCTTTTGCCTTTGTTATATAACAAATACGTTCCATTTCAATTTTAAGATCAAGTTTGACATTTAAAAACTCTATAAGACCTGAAATAATATTTTGTGGCATTACAGTATTTGCTAAAGAAAGTGCTTCAACTGATTTCATTATTTTTATTCCAAGCATTAATATTTTATTTGATAATTCTAATGAACCAAAAAATCTTGTAATCAAACTATTGTCTTTTGTAATAATATTTCCATTAACACCTGTTGTTATTATAGTTTTATAAATTTTACAACATTTGTTAAATGTAGAAATATCAATTTCAAACATTTCTATAATTGTAAGAGGAGGAATATTATATTCACTTTCTTTGCAACTATAATAAAAACATGCACCAATTAATCCACTATAATTTTTACCTCTATGAATAATCCCTAATTTTTCTTTCATTTCAATAAGTTCTTTAATTTTATATAAAATTGCAGTAGAAATATCGCCAGAAATATTATAAAGATTAACAAGTTCTCCAATACGGTATTTATATTTCATTAAAACTTTTTCCGAATAACTAATCGAATCATTATTCAACCAATTTTGAATTCTACTAAGATTACTATTTCCTGCAATTACAGTAGAATTCATTGAAATGCTTGGTATTAAAGGATTTGTGCTTGCACCACAACGTTCATTGTTTTTCCCCTTTTCTCCATCATTATTGTTTGCATAAGAACTTTCTTTATTTTCATTAATAATTTGCTCTAATATAATACCACAATTCACACAAATAATATATTCGTCATTGTCATATCGTTGTTGATTATTACAACAACTTTTAGGTTCATTTATTTTTTCTGGCAAAGCAATTGTTTCCCAAATTGAATTTAAAAGTTCTTCTTGTTCCATTTAGTTTTAACTAAAAATTTAATTTAAAACTAAATTTTTTTTTAATTTAGTTTTAATTGTTTTTTTATTATTTTTTTTAATTTTAATTTTCATTTAACCAGCAACATATATCAAGATGTCCTGATAAATTTGCCATATACATTGCATATTTTTTTGAGGTTTTTGCTCTATAAAATAGATCCATTTTTAAAGCGGTTTGGTCTTCTGAAACATCTTGAAATCTACTAATGTTTTCCTTTTTATTCAAATGTAACCACTTAACTAATTTAAGATGGCCGAATTCTGCAGCAATTCCCATAGCATTTTTTTTGCTTGTTTTTGAACTTGCATGTTTATTGATCCACTGAACCATTTTAAGATTTCCTTTTTTACATGCATAATTCATTGTCTCGCTAGTAATACCAATTTTAGTGTTTCTTTTTAGCCATTTCATTATATGAAAATACCCATTTTTAGTTGCATGTTCCATAGAATAACTGGTTAATCCAGCATTTGTATTATTATTAAGCCAAACAAGCATTCTAAGATTTCCATGAAAACAAGAATAATCCATTGCATAAGTAGTAGAAGTCTGCTCCGTATTTTCATGCAACCAAATAAGAACTTTCATACTATTAACCTGACAAGCATAATCTAAAAGGTTCATATCATTATCAGAATTTATTTTATTAGAATAAATCCATTTGATAACAATAAGGTCTTTTGTTTTAATAGCCCAACGTATTGTATGAATATATTTATTATACAACTTTTTAATTGGATATCTTAATCCTAACTTTATTGCTAAAATAAAATCCCCAGTATGTATAATAATTTTTTCAATTATTTCAGTAGGTAAAGTATTACTTGACATTTGTGTAATTATTACAGTTATTAAAATCAAAATTAAATTTTTTAAACAACATATTAGTTGTTTAATTTTTTTTTTATTTTTCAAACATAATATCATAAAAAGACCATCTTGGTTTAAAAGTTTCTGCTGGTATTTCGCTACAACAATTTAAGAAATTTGCTATATCATAATGTTCGTTTTGTTTTGCTAATAAAATAGCATTTTCTGTGTATTTTTCATGTCTTATAGCATGCAGGTATTTAACAATTTCAAAGTGACCATTTTCGGCTGCAAGATCCATAGCATCAGTAGTGCAACCTTCTGTTCTTTTATGATGTAAATACTTGATAATATTTAAATGGCCGTTTTCAGCAGCAGAGTCCATTGCAAGTTTGGTACAACCTTCTGCTCTATTTTGGTTCAACCATTTAACAATAAACAAATGCCCGCTTTCACTTGCATAGTCCATAACCCATTTTGTAAATTGTTGGTCTGTATTTTCAGAGATCCATTTTATTGTTGTTAAATCTCCAGTTTTACATGCTTTTATTAATGTATCATATAACATCTTTATGTTATTTGCTTTTTAATTAAAATAGAATTAAAAAGTAAATTTTTAATTAATCCAAGTAAATTAATCTCAAAATTAATACAGTTATCTCAATGTAGTTATTAAAAAGAGATTTTAATTGTTCTTTATTGAAATATTCTTCAAAAATTATATATTCAGTCTTTGGGTAAATTAAACAAGAAATTGGTAAATTTCTATTTAAAATTCTATAAATAACTTCTTGGATAGTTTCATATGAAACTGGAATTTCAATTTGATTTTTTTTAAAATAAAACTTTGTGTAGTATTCTGGAATGATATTATCCCAAAGATTATGCAAGTTTGTTGTTTTATTTCTATTTTTATGATTTACAACAATTTTTAAATCATTTCCTCCTCTTTGATATCCAAGAAGATGCATTGGTTGGTTAAAATCCTGTAAAAAATGAATTAAAAACTTTAATAAGTCTTCCTTTGATAAGTTCTTTTTAAACTTTAAATTGTAGTTAATATATTTAAAATTAAAGTTATCATAATTAAAAAAATTAAAGTTATTATATTTAAACTTTCCATAATCTTTTATTTTATTACTAAATTCTTTAATTGCAGAAACAATGCATTCCCCTTCATTACAGTAATTATTATCCTCAATTTCAGGTGTAATTACTTTATTACATTCAATGATATCTATATAATGTAATTTTTTAGACCAAGGTTGTCTTCTTTTTACTCGATCAGCCCAAGTAGATACATTTGAAATTGTTTGATAATTTAAATCAAATAAAACTTTGTCGTAAAGTTCAGGTTCAAACTTCACAAGGTATTCATCAATAATATTACCTAAAAATGTATGCGTGCGGTAACCAAATGCTAAAATATATGTTATTAAAAATAAAACTTTCATTTAACTTGTTAATTTAACTTGTAGTTTAACTTTTAAACTAAATTTCTGGATTGTGATATAATGGATAGTCTAATCCTTAGATATTCCATATAAATATGATAAATTGAAACATTAAATGCATCTGTATTGTTTGGAATAAGTTTAACCCTACCATTTTTTATAATATTATCAAAGTTCTTTAATAAATATTCTTTTTCATCTTTTGAAAGTTTTTTACTTTCTTTTATAAAACCAAGTGTATCATTTCTTAATTTAATAAGAAGATTACTTAAAAGTTGTGGGGATTCTCTTTTCTTTTTAAGTACGTTAGTATAACGCTCAATATATGGTTCTATGATACTTACAAATTTTGGATTTCCCAATTGTGTATATCTTAAATCCCTATTATCAAAATTTTTTAAAAAATCTTCTAATACTTTTCTTTCTATTTCTCCTTTTTTAATTTTATTTATTTTTAAAGTTATTTCTTGTACTATTTGTTTTTTTAATTTAAGTCTTGATTCGGTTTTTTTGGGGGTAGGTTTTCTTAACTTATTATAAATTTCATATTCAGTAATTTTTTGACGCTGTTTAAGTTCTTTATAATATTCCAAGTAGTATTTGTTAATATTAGGATTTTTTCTTGCATCTATAAGTTCTTTTGTTTTCTTTAATTGTGGATCAAAGTCTGTTCTTAACAACAATAAAGCTTTATATTGTTCTGTATATTGTCCTGTATGTTGTCCTGTATTTCCTTTTAATTGTGTAATTCTATTATTTATTTTTTGTAGTATATGAAACTTTATTGGTTCTTCTATTGCTCTTTTAATTGGTTTTAATAAAAGTATATTGTAATCTGGTGTTAAATATTTTCTTGGAAATGGCCCATTGCCTATAAAATCGTTTCTAACTTTTATTATACTTGGATGTAATATTTCAATATTATCAATTTTACAAAGTTGCTGTATGAAATTACTAATTTTAGTTTCATTTTTAGGTTCAATATATTCAAAAAATTCCAATAATTTAATAATTGTTTCAGGGTTATCATTAGGTCTAATTTGAATATTCATTGTTCGTAAAAGGTCATTATTTATTTGGCATCCAAGTTGATTAAGAAACATAAATATGTAAGCACAAATCAAAAATTGTAGATCTTCTCTTCTTGTATAACCAACCATTTGAAGTTCTCTATTTTGAATTTCGATAGAATGACTATTTATAAAATTAGAATTGCTGTTCATTTGTAATAAATTTATACAACTAAACAAAGAACTTGCAACAGGATTATCAAGATATTCTGCGGTATTTTCATTTAAATTAACAAGCGTTTCAAATGAAAATCCATATTCAGTGTCATTTTCTTCTTCATGTATAAATTCTTTTTCTTCTATTATTTCTTCAAATTGCATTTTTATTTTTTCAAAAATAAGTACTAAAAAATTAGATCCTATTCTTGGATTAAAATTGTCATAAAATGAACTGTAAAGTATCTTTATATCTCCTCCCGTAGCAACAAGTATTTCTTGTGCTATTATGTTGTCATTAAATTCTTTTCTTTTTAAGTCTTGAAGTTGAATATTTATCTTTGATGCTTCTTCAAGAATTGGAATAACTTGATCCGGATTTAAATTAACTCTTGCAAAATTAACAGAAACAGTATAAGTTCCTCTACTTGTAATATCAACAATTTCACATTGATAGCCTTTATAAAATCCTTTTGATACTATACCAAATCTAAAAGGTATTTTTTGATACAATGCATTTACTTTTTGTATATTCATTTGTTTTAGTTAATTGGTAACTTAGAAAATGTTTTAAAAATTAAATAACTTTTATGTTATTTAATTTTTTTAATTTATTTTTTATATTTTTTTTGTTTTTATATTTTTTAATATACTTATAATTATTTCATTAATTTCCAAAGAAATAATTATATAAGTATTGCTTACTGAATTTTTTATACCAGTTCCTTTCCAATTTCCTTTGATTTTACTATGATATCTAGGATCCACTAATTTTAAAAGAGAACTTTTGTTTTTAGAAGTATTCTTACTTTTAACCAAAGACATATATTTAGTTAGTTATTTATTTAGTTAATTGGTAACTTAGAAAATGTTTTAATTTAAAAAATTAAAATTAAATAAATGTAAAGATGCATATGAATAAAGATCTTATTAATTCAATTGGAGATCAATTAGAAAATTTTTCAAGTTTTACAATTAATGAACTAAAAATAATTTCAACTGAAAATGAAATTATTAAAAATGAAATGGGACTTGAACTTTCTGTTCTTAAAACAAAATATGACATTTTGAATGTTAGACTTGGATTAAATGAAACAAAATTTAAAGAAAATGAACTTGAACTTGAAACTATTAAAAACCAACTTGAAGCATTTTACCACGTTTTATCAAGACTAAAAATGGCAACAATTGGTCTTTCAATTTTGTTTTTAGTTGCAAGAATATAAAAAAATTTAGTTTAAAAAACAGTTTTTAGTTAAATACTAAATGGACTACATATTAACACCTATAAAAAGAATTATTACTTTTTTGCTTGGAAAAACTAAACCAAAAAGTAATGAACTTATTGAAGTTGATCCTATTAAGGAAGATGAAGTTGATCCTATTAAGGAAGATGAAGTTGATCCTATTAAGGAAGATGAAGTTGATCCTATTAAGGAAGATGAAGTTGATCCTATTAAGGAAGATGAAGTTATTGAAGAAATTAAAGAAACTTATTAAAGAAGAATTTAAATCTGAAAATGCATTAACAGTTTATAACAAATTAATTGATCCTAAATTTATTAGAGGATATCATTTAATATTTGAAAGAATAAATGGAATTACAAAATTAACACAAGAAGCAATAGACTATAAAAATTATTTAGATAGTCTTAAATAAAAAATAAAAAAAACAAATTTTAAACAACTTAATTGTTGTTTAAAAAAATTTAATTTTAAATTAAGAAACTAACAAATAACACAAATGACAAGAACAATTGGAACTATTACTGAAACTGAATTTAATGAAATTAAACCATCATTAGATATTCAAAAATTCATTTTTGATGCCTTTGGTTTTAAATTTGAAAAAACAGAAGAGGAATATAAAATGGATATTGTTGGGGAACCAAAGCAAGTAAATATGGTAATGTATGAATTTTGCAATAATGCATTAAAGTTTAGAAACTGTATCAGAACATATGAAGACGAAATGAGACAAAGAAAAAATTATTTTGAAGAAAATAATGACAATGAAAAAATTTTTGAAATTGAAAATAATATTAAAACTATTAAATTTAAAATATTTTTATGTGAAAAACTTTTTGATTTTTCTTATCCTGATTTTTCACAAATGAAAAATCACTACATAGGAAATCAGTTTCTTCTACCACAACTTCTTCGAAATGAATCAATTATGGCAGATGTTGAAAATAATATAAAAAAATCTATTAAAGAAAATTTTAATCTAACAAGACAACTTGCAGAAAATATTGAAAAATTGGATGAATTAAAAGAAAACAAATTAAATGTTATTATTGAAAATTCTAAAAGAATTGTATGTAATTATAATACTTTTAATAATAGTTTAATTGATTTTAAAAATAAAATGTTGGTTGCTACTGAAACAATGAGACAAAAAACTCAAAAAAACTTTGATAAAACAAACGCTGACATCAAAGAGACAAAGGGTGATATTAAAGAAATAAAAGATGACATTAATGAAGTTGCTGATGATATTGAAAATGTAATCAATGATTACAACAAAAAAATCAAACAAATTCAAAATATCTTGAATGATACCAATAAAAAACAAATCAAACAAAATGACAAATTTAAACAAAATTTTGAAAAGACAAACACTGATATTAATAATCTTGAAGAACAATTCGAAACTTTTTCTAATTTTACAGCAATTGAACTAACTAATAATTCAAGTAGTATTAATGAACTTGAAAATAAGATTACAGAACTTGAAGAATTAGTAAAAACAAATTCTATTAAAATTGAAAAGTTGATTGATAATGAAATTTTAGTTCAACAATTGCTAAATAAATTTGAAATGACACAAAAAACTATAACCTTTTTAATAGTTATACTTTTAATACTTACAAGTGTTGTATATAATTTTAATTATTCAATTAATATAAATGGAAACTTACTCAACTAAAAAAACCTAAAAAACAAAAAACAAATTTTAAACAACTTAAATGTTGTTTAAAAAATTTAATTTAAATAGTAAAAATAAGTTAATAACAAATGGAACTTATACCAAAAACAATTAATGAATGGTTAGAACAAACTGAAAAAAGTATGGTAAGAACAAAAGAAATGATTGATATACTTGAAAACATTATTTCAATTAAACAAAGAATACTTGAAGTAAAGCAAATTATGATAATTGAAAGCATTGAAAATGACTTTGATTATTACACCAACAAAATTCAAGAGTATGAACATGACTTGATGTTCTTGAATGATCTATTTTTTTCATTTGTAAAAGACAATGAAAATACAGATTATGTTAGTATATATGATACCCGACTTTACAGATAAAATTTAATTTAAAATTAAGAAATTGATAAATAATACAAACAAACAAGATGAGTGAAATTGCATTACAAAGAATTTTTAATGGTGCAAGCAATGATGAAAAAATTTGTAAATTTTGTATTGAACCAGTTGATTACCAAAGTGCTTATATAGCAATTAATTGTTGTTGTGAAATATCACATATGAAATGTATATTGTCTTCTATTTATAGAAAAGAAAATACATGTACTGGAAATAATTGTATTAAAAAGAATGAAGAAGAATCTATTTCAAAACAATTATATAAAATGAAATATAGTTTCTTTCTTAAAAAAGAAAAAAATTATTCAAAGATGACTACAATGGATATAATTTCTTATAATTGTATATATGACAAGGATAGTTCATTCAAACGAGAATTTAATGAAATATTTGTTAGTATTATTTTTGATATAAAAAACAGAATTAATATTACAAAGTTAAACAGAATGAAAAATTCATATTGTGATAATCTTAAAATTAATCGTGATAATATTGAATTTTCAAGAAATTAAAAAAAACTAAAAAACAAAACAATTTTTTAAACAACATTTAAGTTGTTTAAAAAATTTAATTTTAAATTAAGAAACAAACAAATAATACAAATTACAAAAGAAAATGGAAAATACTAATTATGTAATTAATACTGAAAAAAAAATTTATTCACAGAAAAAAACCCGTTTAACACAAACTGGAAATCATATTGAAAAAAGCAGTGATAATATTGATTTTTTAGCATTGCAGAAACATTCCCAATTTCGTAATGAATTATTAAAAACTGAACTAAAAAAATTGGTTAAAATTTTTGAATATCTTAAAACGTTAAAAAAAAGTTATCTTAAAGATTACCATTCTGGTGGAAAAAGTCATGTAAGTTTAATTAAAAAAAATATGGAAATAAAAATTCAAAATATAACTATCTCAATTTCAATTGAAAATATAAATAACTTGTTAAAAAATATAACAATCTCAATTGAAATTGAAAATATAAATAACTTGTTAAAAAATATAAATATATAAAAAATATAAATATATAAAAAATAAAAATACATAAAAAATAAAAACAAATAAATAATACTTAATAATAGTATTATTTATTTTAAATTAAATTGAAAAAAAATTTAATTTAAATTTCAATAACAAGATAATACCACAAGATGACAAGTACTCCAATTGCAATTGAACTCAATTTAATGAATGTAAATGTTATTTCAAAAAAAATTATTGTAAATAAACAACAAATGAATAAACTGATTTCTAAATCAAATAATTTAATTGAAGAATATTCTAAGGTAGTATCAACTGAAATTGAAAATTTGAAAAATGCTACAACTTTACTGGAAACTGAAAAAGCTAAAAGTAACCTTTGTTTAGCAACTTTTAGATTAAATCATTATTCTTATAATTTAAAAAAAATTAACCATTGTTTTAAAAATTTTATTAATGAAAGTAAAAAGACACTTAAAATTGAAAAAATTGAAGATAAAATTAAGATAACTACTACCAACAAAATTGGTAAAACTCGAAAAATTTATATTGATAATGATATTAACAAAATTGAACGTATTATCAAGAAAATTAAATTAACAATTAATACTAATGAAGTCTTGGTAAAAGTATATAAAAGAAACATTGAAAATAACAAATATGACATTAATTCAATTGAAAAAATGAAAAAAACAATAAGGTCATTAGCAGAATTAAAACATGATCTACCAAAAATTGTATATTCAAAAAAACTTGCAATTAAAAATTAAATGTAAATAATGTAAATACTAAAAAATAATAAAAACCCCAAAAAAATAAATAAATAATACTATCAAGTATTATTTATTTTAAGTACTAATTACAATTAGTTTTTTATTATTTTTAGTTTATACACAATTAGTTTATACCAATTTATAATCAGTTTAATGGATTTTTATACAGTTCAATTTAATTTATTAAAGTCAAAAAATCCAAATATAAAAGATGCAAGTATTCTAACTTATCTTGTTAGCATACGTAAGATATGTAAAGAACTATTTAATAGTAATACATGTAGTTTAATGTATTTTAAAGACTATCCAAGTGTTTTTGAATATCTAAATGAATATATAAAAAGTTTAAGCACACGTAAAAACACATGTACTGCAATAATTGTTTTATTAAAAGCAAATGCTGGAAAGTACCCATTTATAAATGAAGTATTACCTTTTTATAGTACCTTTCATAAAGAACTTGCAGTTAAACAGGCAGATTTTTATTTAGATAATGAAAAAACTGATAAAGAAAAATTAAACTGGGTTACTCAAAAAGAAATAAAAGACACTATAATAGCAATAAAAAATAAAATTGAAATTTTTAATGACACTCGTAAATATATTGATCTTTATCAACAATTTGTTGTTTTATCATTATATACACTTTTACCGCCTGTTAGAAATGACTTTGCTTTGGCAAAAGTTATTCATATAGAAGATTTAGATCCAAAAACACTTAATCCAAGTATTAATTATATAAACTTTACTTCTAAAACACAAGCGGAATTGTTATTGTTAAATTATAAAACGGCAAAAGTTTATGGAATAAAACGTATTGTTTTACCAGAAGCACTAACTGAAATAGTATTTAATTATCAAGTAGCAAAAAAGAAGTTTTTTAAAAGAAATATTGAAACATTACTTGTTAATACAACTGATGCAAAAGATATGACAAAAAATGGTCTAACTAAATTTTTAAATAAAATATTTGCACCTAAAAAGGTTAGTACAACATTATTAAGAAAGAGTTTTATAAGTGAAAAATACCCTGTCATAAATACAACGCGTGATAGGGAAAATGATGCTTTTGTTATGGGTCATTCTATTGGTATGGCTGGGTCAGTTTATTCAAAGAAATAAAATTTACTTTAAATTTTATTTAAAGAAATGGTTTTACTTTAAATTAAAAAGGATGGAACGGTATTACAGAAAACCAGTTGATTTCAAAAAAGAAACTTTGGAGTTTCAAGGACTTGATTGGTTAGAATTCAATGAAAACGAAAATGAAAGTTCGGGAGAAGAACCAAGTTTTTATGCAGAAACAGAAGAAAAATATATTATTAGAGCTTTTGGAGTAACTGAAAACAAAGAAAGCGTTTGTGTTAATATTAAAAATTTTTCTAATTTTTTTTATGTTAAAGTATCAACTGGGTGGAGCAAATTTGATACAGAAAAGTTTTTAGATGATATCATTGATACACAGGTTTTGAGTGAAAAGGGTAATATGTATTATTCTATGAAAAGATACGCAGGATGTATTCAAAAGAAAAAATGTATTACTTTAAGAAAAAACGATTTTGACGGTTTTAATGGAAATAAACAATATACTTTTTTAAGATTGGTTTTTAATAATAGTCAGGCAATGGGTGCTTGTGCTAGAATGATTAACGATCACAATAATACTAAATGTCATATTGGAAATATTGGATTTAAATTGAAAGTCTATGAAAGCAACCTTCCAAGTATTCTTAGATTATTTCATCTAAGAAATATTAAACCATCTGGCTGGATTTCTATTGATAATTTTGAAGTTAAAACCATTGATAAAAAAAGTACTTGTCAAATAGAAGTAGATGTAGATTGGAAAGATCTTAATTATTTAGACCGTAATACACAAGCACCTTTTTTACAGGCATCATTTGATATAGAAACAATGAGTGAAGACTTACATTCTTTTCCAATTCCAACAAATAAAGGAGATCCTGTTATAACAATAGCAACTACTTTTAAATATCAAAATGATACAGACTTTTTTGTTAAACATATTTTAACATTAAAAGACTGTGCCGAAATTAAAGAAAGTGAAAATACGCCAGTTGTAGTAGAAAGTTTTAATAATGAAATTGATTTGCTACTTGCATGGAAAAATTTATTAGTTAAAATGGATCCTGATGTTATTTATGGTTATAACAGTGATAGTTTTGATTGTTGGTATCTTTATAAAAGAGCAGAATTATTAAATTGTCAAACCAAATTTTTAGAAATGAGTAGAATAACCGCAAATCCAAGTGTAATGATAGAAAAGTCATTTAGTAGTTCAGGACGAGGGACAACAGAGTTTAGAAGATTAGAAATTCTTGGTAGAATTAATTTTGATATTCTTATTTTTATAAAAATAGAATACAAGTTAATTAGTTATAAACTTAATGATGTATCTGCTGAATATCTTAAAGAAAAAAAAGTAGATATGAATATAAAAGAAATGTTTAAAATGTTTGAAAGGGGAACTCCGGAAGATATAAAGTTAATTTCGAAGTATTGCGTCCAAGATACTTGTTTGCCTCAAAAACTTGTAGATAAATTACTTATTATGCAAACTCAAATTTCTATGAGTAATGTAACTCTTGTTCCTATTACTTGGTTGATTACAAGAGGGCAACAAATTAAAACATTTAGTTTATTAGTTAAATCTGCAAATGAATCGGATTATCTTGTTCCAACCAAATTTAGTAGTTATGATACAAAAATTTATAAAAAATTAAAAGGAATTGACGAAGACTCTGATGATGAAAATGACGATCGTTTTACAGGAGCAGTAGTTCTTCCGCCAAAAAAAGATGCTTATTATGAACCAATTTGTACTTTGGATTTTAAATCTCTTTATCCATCAATTATGATGGCACATTCACTTTGTCATTCTACTTTGGTGACAAATGATAAATACCTTAATTTACCAGAATATAAATATCAAACACATAGTTGGGATGATCTTGTTAAAGATGATAACAAGAAACCTATTTTAGATGAAACAGGAGAACTTCAATATATACATCATAGTTATACATATGCTACACCAAAAAATACAAAAGAAAATGAAATTCAAGGAATTTTGCCAAGAATTTTAGAAAAACTTGTAAATTCAAGACAAGAATACAAAGACTTGATGAAAAAAGCTTATCGTGAAAATGATATTGAACTTGCAAATGTTTATAATACATCACAATTAGCAGTTAAAGTAACAATGAATAGTATTTATGGGTTTTTGGGGGCACATATGTTGCCTGCAAAAAAGATAGCTGCAACAGTTACTGCATTAGGTAGAGAAATGATAGGAAATACAAAAGATTTTTTGGAAACAAATTATATGGGAGCGGAAGTAGTATATGGCGACTCAGTTACAGGAAGAACTCCAATTTTATTAAGAAAAAATGGAATAATTTTTATAGAAACTATTGAAAATTTAGGCGACGAATGGGTTAGTTATCCTTGGTTCAAACCTTTTCAAAGGGGGAATAGCCATAAACAATATAGTCTTAGCGAACTTGAAGTATATTCAAGGACAGGTTGGTCTAAAATTAAAAAAGTTATTAGACATCTAACAAATAAAACTATTTATTCTGTTCTAACAAAAGGTGGGTATGTAGAAGTGACAGAAGATCATTCATTATTAAATAAAAATAATGAAATAATTAAAGCAATTGATTGTCATACTGGTACACAATTAATGACCGGTTATCCATTTGTGAGTTCATTTAAAAAAATAAATGATTTAATAGGAATTCATACATTTAATATTGAGGATCAACTTTCTGCGTCAAAAAAGTATCTTGAATTAAAAAGTTTAGGATATTCAATTTCTATTAAAATGGAAAATGATATTATTTATCTTTACCAAAACTATAACAATTGTAATGATGCTGGCAGAATTCAGATAGTAAAAGTATTAAATAAAACAGAGCAATATGTTTATGATATAGAAACAGAAGATGGTAGTTTTCAAGCAGGAATTGGTAATATTATTGTAAAAAATACTGATAGTTGTTTTGTTAAATTCAATACAGACCTTAATATTTATTATACAAAAGAATGTGCCCGTATTAATAATCTTGTTGTTATAACTCAACACGATCGTGATTATCTTTTAGAACTAAAAACAAAATTAATACAAGAAACAATGGAACTTGGCAAGAAAGCTGCAAGAGAAACAACAAATAGTTTATTTACTTATCCAATTTCATTAGAATATGAAAAAATAAATATGCCTTGTATATTGTTATCAAAGAAGCGATATATAATGAATAAATATGAGGATTATCCTGATAAATATAAAGAAACAAGTAGTGGCATTATCCTTAATAGAAGAGACAATTTCAAATTAGTAAAAAATTTATATACAAAAATTAAAAATATATTACTTAATATGATTAATAAAGAAAGTAAAGATAAAGAACAAATATATGAATTAATTAATAAAACTATAAATGACATCTTGGATAAAAAAATAGATATAGCAGAATTAATTATAACAAAAACATATAAACCTACAAAAAAGACAGAAAACTTACCCCAAATAGCATTAGTAAAAAAGATAATGAAAAGAGATCCGGGAAATGCTCCAAGATATAATGACAAAATAAATTATGTTATAACAGATACAAATGAAATAACAAAACAACCTCAATATCTAAAAAGTGAAAGTCCTGAATACGTATTAGAGCATAATTTAGATTATGATGCTGAATATTATATTAGTTATCTTATAAAACCTATATGTGAATTACTACAATTTTACTTTGATAAACCAGAAGAACTATTTAAAGCACCTTTAAAGGCTCATAAAGTTCAAAGAAAATTAGTATTACAAAAAAAATTAGGTATTGAACCAAAAGTTAAAAAGATAACAAAAAAAGTTGCTCTTAAAAAACCTGTTGTTGTATTTTTACAAGAACCAATTTTAGAACCATCTATTACAAAGGTAATTAAATTAAAAAATGTAAAAAAAATTTAGTTTTATTTTTAATAATTAATGAATACTACAACTTAATAATAGAATGTCTTTATTAGAGCATATGTATAATTATTTTACTAATGGAGAAATAAACATAAAAAATACCAAAACCATGACAAATATAAGAGTAAATAATGATACCCATTGTATAAATTATGTATATTTAAAAAATAATAAAAAATATACGCCAAAAAAACCTCGATATTCCAAACAAAAAATAAAAGAAATCGTAGAATAAACAAACAAATAAACAAAAATATTTAAAGAAAAATTATAATTTTTCTTTCTTAATTAATTTAAAACAAATCAATATATTGATTTGTTTTTTTTGTTTTATAATAAATATACTTATGAATAATTCTAAAAAAGTTAGTACTCTTAAAAAAAGTTCAGTTAAAAAGGTTAGTTCAGTTAAAAAGGATAGTTCAGTTAAAAAAAGTTCAGTTAAAAAGGTTAGTTCAGTTAAAAAAAGTTCAGTTATTCTTCAACCGCATCAAATAGAACCAACTGTAATAATGACAACAAATCCAAAACAACATGGACTTTTACTTTACTATAACATGGGAACCGGCAAAACTATTGCAGCGTTAGCATTGATACTTAATTATCCAGAATATGTAGTAAATATAATTTGCCCTAATGATATTCAATTTATATGGGAAAATGAAATTAAAAGAATACCTGCTATTAGAAATAAAATTAATTTTTATAGTTATGAAAAAATTTCTACTTTTTTTAATCGTAATACATTTACAAATGAACTTATTATTATGGATGAAGCCCATAATATAGTTAATTTACTTGTAGAAAATACAAATAAAATTAGTTTAATAAATAGTTGTTTTAAAATTCTTATTTTAACAGGTACTCCTATTTATAAAGATTTTAATGATCTAATTTATCTTGTAAATTTATCTGCCGGCAAAACATTATTAAGTTATAATAATACACATTTTACTGATAAATATTATGATATAATAAAATCAAGAAGTTTTGTATTTGGATATTTTTTCCCTGTTGGTAGAAATGCAATTTCTTTTACTTATAACAAAATGTTTAATTCGGTGGCATATCTTATGATATTAGGTACCATAGGACAAAGACTTAAATTAAGCGATGAAAGTAATAAACTTATTGTAAAACTAAGTAGCCCACTTCTTGCTACTACCAAGTTTTCATTTTCTTCAGTATTTAAAAATGCACCATCACAGGAAAAACTACTTGAATTTATAAATGATGGTAATATATTTAACAAAGAAGTAGGAAAGGCGGTTATATCCCCATTTTTAATTGTCAGTATTTTATATGTATTAATTAATTTTGTATATTTAATTACAATTTTACTTAATATGAAATATAAATTAGAAGATTATAAAAGGTTGAATACTAAAAGACTTGTTGCTGATATAAAACAGTGTGTTATAATTCATAAAAACAAAATAAGTAACTTTCAAGATAATCCATTTCCTTCATTTGAATTTATAACAAAAGAAGTATCTTATAGTAACTTTCAATTAGTAGAATGGTTAAAATTAGCACAGGGTCGTCTTGATCCAAAAGCATTAAGGGATTTAGAAATAACCAATTTTGATAACATTGAATATTATACTAAAAAACTTGATCTTGAAATTTATACTAAAAATGGTATTATTATAGGGAATTTAAGTTCCGAAAAAGATTTTTCGCCCAAATTTAATGAAATATTAAAAATATCAAAAGGTAAAAAAGCAGTTATTTATAGTTCATTTACTTTTAATGGAATTTTATTATTTAAAGACTTTCTTGAAAGTAAAAATATAAATTATCTTTATCTAAATTCTGGTATTTCAAATGAAGTAAAAAATGAAATATTAAATAAATTCAAAAATTCATCTGAATGCTTTCTTTTACTTCATCCAAGTTATACAGAAGGTGTATCTATTTTTGGGGCAGAGCAACTGCATTTACTTGAACCTATATCATTATTTGCAAAGAAACAACAAGTGGTTGCAAGAGTAATCAGATACCATTCACATTTTGGGTTACCTACAAATAAAAGACACGTTCAAGTATTTCAATGGGCTTGTACTATTAATTCTGTATTTTCTAAATTTAAAAAAACATTATTTAGTGCAAAAACTTGGCTTCAATTTAATCCCGAAGTATTTTATACTGAAAAATTTTCCAAATTCGATCAAGATATTTCCCCAGACAGTATAATACTAAAAGAAGAACTAGAAAATTCTACAAAGTTAAATGAAATAGATTATTACCTTTTAAAAAATAATGAAAATAAAAAAGAACCAGAATGTTGTATAACATTTCCAAGTTCAATCCAACAAGAAAATTGTTTCAAACCAAGATGCAAATAAATAAAATTTATTTTGTATTCTATCTATTATAAATAAAATATAAATGTTTGATTTTAAAAAATATAAAACTGAAATTATTATTGGAATTGTTGTCTTAGTTATTTTACTTTGGTACACAAACCAAGAAAAATTTACTGATGTTACTGGTTGGGATCAGAAATTTTTATGTGATTTAGGTATTATTAGTCAAAATGGTGTAAATATTGATAGCGAACTTAAACCTGAATCTGAGAGTAGTATGTCTCAATATTATGATCCTAATACTATTATACCTCATGGATTTACTGAAAATTTGTAAAGTTAATTAAAAATTAAATAATACATATGTATTATTTAATTTTTTATTTTTTATTTTTTATTTTTTATTTTTGTGTTTCAAGAATATTATTAATTAATTCTATTTTTTTTCCTATTTGAGATAATTTTAGTTTTTTACAAATTTCTTTTAATTCTGGAATTTTTTTTAACTGTAAGTCTTGTTTTGTTAAAACTTGTGTTTGTTTTATTTGTATAACAGGCATTGGTTCAACAAGTTCTTCAAAGTTAAGTTCTTGAAATTTAACAATTGGGACTTTTGGTGTCAGTTGAACTGTTGAAATAGTTTCATAAACAAATATGGAATATCTATTCAAAAAACACATCATCTTTTCAGTGTCATTTAAAAAATTCTTTCCGGATTTCCATTCTTTATAGAATTCACTATGAAGTCCTGTTTTAACAAGTCTAAAACCATTTTCAGCCATCTTTGATACTAAGAAATCAAATGGAACTACATATTCTTCTCTTGGTTCGTTAAGTACTGTATCTTTAATCCATACATCAATTGCCCTATTAAATACATCTCCTTTCCATTCTTTTTTCTTTGAAACTTTAAGAAGTTCTGTGTCAATTGAATAATTATTAAGTTTAAGTAGGGCATCATCAAAAGTAGTCATAATAAATAGACCATTCTTTTTAAGATTTTTTGTTAGATTTTGAATAAATGTATCTAAATATTTTTCTTCTTTAAAGAAATAATGGATAGCAAAAAAGCATGTAGCAATATCAAATTTGGTTTGTTCTGTTTCAAGTTTTGGAATAACAACTTCTGTTGATAAATCTGCATATTCAAATGAAAAACGGTAATTTTTTGCCGTTGGATCTTCACGCACACTTGAATTATACCTACTATTAGCAGTTCTAATGCTTTGCATGTCATTATCATATCCTTTAACAACGGTAATATTAGAGTCTACCCATTTATGCATGTCTCCACCTTTACCACAACACAGATCAAGTAATGTATATGCGTTTTTTGTGTTATCCATTAACAATTTTCTTTTAATATAATTGTTAAATCGTCTTCCATTAAATAAAACGGTTTCTTTCTTCTTTTCATGCCTAAATTCTTCAAATTCAAATGTATTTATAGCACTTTTAAAGTTATCTCTTGCAATTGCAATGTAATTACCGTCAAGTTTATCATGTCTAATTTTCATTGGAACAAATAATTCTGTTTCTTTTGAAAAAAAGAATTCTACAATAGAACCATCTGGATAAAATGTTTCTTGCTCTTCCGTAACAGTTGTTTTTCCAACTGTTTTATATTCAGGGTAAGAAAACAAAGTTTCGCCAGAACAAAATAATTCCCAAGTTAAATTTTTAATTTTTCTAATTTTGAAATCAATTGTGTTATAAGGTTTCCATTTTAAAGGTTTAACAGAATATCCAGCATTTGTAGATACGTAAATCATACCATCTACATTTTCATTCTTTTTTGAAAAATATTCTTTGTAATATATATTAGAGTTTAAATATGTATTTCCAATTACGTATTTTTTACTTATAATATTTGAAGACTTAATACTTGAAACAAAAGTTTCTAAGAGTTCAGTTCTTATTTTAAAATTTTGTTCTCTTATATCATTTCCTTCATAGAAAAGAATATCAAAAACATGATAATTACCTTTAAAAAGTTCCGTATCAATAATTGTTATGTCTTTTAAATTTGTCTTACTAACAAGTTGAGTAAATCTAATATCCATTTTACTTGAAATTTCAAAGAATTCGTTTCCAATATTCATAAGAAGTGCTCTTTTTCCATCAAGTTTAAGTGTCATAGCATATTCATTATTACGAATAATTTTTTCCGAACTAATAGTTTCAGGTTGAACTCCAATAAATTTTTTACTTTTTGTTATACTTGAATAAATGTTAAAAACTCCATATTTTGTAGAATTAGGTAAAGGATAATCAGTTTGCTGAATTATTTTTAAAATATTCCAGATTTCATGAAAAAGACTTTCAATTTCAACTTTACAAATTATTTCAATTTCAAGATCAAAACAAATTGGTTTATTAAAACTTGTTTTAATTTCCTGATTGTCTTTCAAGTACATGCTAACATCAAACCGTAAATTGTTAAAAGTATAAGATATTCTTTTTCTTATTAGGAAAAAGGACGCTTTTTTTTCATTTTCAATTTTTTCAATTTTTTTTTCATTATTATAAGAAATACGTAAATTGTATTCTTGAATATCAATGTTTTTTAAAAGTTTTTTTTCAATACAATAAGTTTCTCCTGTTTTTTCAAATGAAAAAGTTTCATTTTCATTTGCTGGCTTCATTAATGTATATTTTTTATAATTTTCAAAATATTCAATTCCTGAATATTCAATTTTTGTTAAAGTAGCAAATGTTCTTAAAAAATTATTACTTTCCTCAAATGAATAAGCATTTATTTGAGGAGTAAATTTTTCTTTAAAATTTCCAAATCTTACTTCAATTTCTTCTGTTTCCTTTTTATTATTAATAAGGTTAGTCAATTCTTGTTTGATTTCAGGTTTTACGTTCATATTTTATCTTGTTTAATATTAACTAATTTTTGTTTTTTAAATTAAATTTTTTTTGATCTTTTCTTTTTTGGTTTTATTTCTTCTATAAAATCTTCTTCATTTTTTATATATTCGGTTAATATCAATAGTACATTTGATAATGTTTCATTTGAAAATTCATTAAGTTTAAATCTAATACCAGTTTTATTAACAGAATAGTTATTTAATTCATTTTTATTAGAAAGTAAATCAAAAATCATATAATATAACTTTTCTTCTTTTGGAAAAGTTTTAATTAGGAATTGTATTTTTTCAATAATTTGCTCTTGTGTTAAACTCATAGTTAATTTAATTTGTTTTCAAAGTTTTAAATCTAATTTTGAAAGTTAAAGAGTTATTTGAAAACTATTAATAATAAAATAGAAATAATAAGTATTACAATAGTAACTAAAAATAAACTCATTCCAAGTATATAAGGTTTTATTTCATTTATTATAAACTCTATCATCGGAGATAAAATTTTTTCCTGTATTCTTTTTTTATTATGTTTATTTTCACATTCTATAATACATTTATCAATAAATTGGTTTATTAATTTTGATATCATCAATGTTAAATTAGTTAAATTAAAAAAATATTAGTTTTTTAATTTAACTTTAATTTTATTTAAAGTTCCACGGTTTCAGTTTCGCTTGCGGTTTCTAGTCCAAACTTTTCAGCCATATGTTCGTTAATATAAACCAACAATTTATCAATAACAGCTGCATCATTAGTCTCGTATGCTCCATCCTCATTTGCCTTTGAAATAGCATTTAGAATGTTTTGATAAATTTGAGGAAAAGTTGGATCAGTTTCAGTTCCAACTGCTGTTCCTGACAAAATTTCAAAGTATCTAAATAGCAAAGAACCGTCTTTAATAGTCAGTGTCTTTGATAGACGATAACCTTTATCAACCAATGCTTTCAAAAAATGAAATACATTAGTATCATTTAATTTAACTTCTTGGCCGTTGCTAACAAGTCCTTGTTTAACCTTTGATGAAGTTTCGCTAATCTTTGCCATTTTTATTAATATATAAATGGCAAATTAATTTTGGTTTTCAAACGAACTTTAACTTTTAATTTTTAACTTTTATATTTTTAGATACTTTTTAAAATAATGTTAGAAACATTATTAACTTTTGTAAATAAATTTGTTGCTTTTCCTAAAAGAGGTAGTCCATAAATAGGGATTACAAATAATAACCATATAACAACTAATGCTATAATTATTCCTGAATAATTATGTATAAATGTATTAATAGTTTCAACATACTCTTTTTGTTGAACTGTTAAAAATGTAGTATAATTCTTAAATGTTAAAATTATACTCCAAGAAACAATTAAAAAAAATATAATATTTCTTGAAACTATTAAAATAGAAACAATTATTTTTGTAGTTTCATCTGAAAGTAATGGTCCTGAAAATTCATTAGCTGCAATATGTACCCCATTTTCAATTGAACTAACTATTGGTTCTGTAATATTTTCAACCGCTTGTTCTGCCCCTTCTACAAGTAATGATGGCGTATTAGGATTGGTAATTATGTCTTTGGCCTTACCTAAGAACCCCAAAAAATTTTCAACTGCCCCACTCGGATTATTTGCAGCTTCAATTCCTGCATCTGCTAATCCAGATAGTTTTTCGGCAGATTGACCTGAAAGTTCGCTTGCTTTATTTATTGCCAAATTTTTTGCAATAGAAATTGGATCCATTTACTTTTATTATACATTAAATAAAAAAAATCATTTTATTTGATTGAAAAAAGTAAAATCAATTAAAAAATTAATTTTATTAAAGATATAATAACGGGATCTTAGTATGTCTAAATATGGAGCAAATTTAGGAAAACCTTTATCAGGTATTAGTTCGCTGTCCCCAAGTCTTGTAGCAACTGTTGGTGACTCAATAGCAAGTTCAATTAATAGTGGTGCTCTTTCATTTACTAATATAACTGTTTCCGGTGGAACAATAGATGGTACTATTGTTGGAGGAATTAATCCTGTTATTGTAAATGCTACAACAATAGTTTCAGGTAATCCTACTGGTATAGGATATTCTGTATGTTTTTATGGGGATATAGTTGGAGATAGTTGTTGTTGGATACCTGTTTTAGGGCAATGGAATATACAAGGCGATTTACAGGTAAGAGATATATCAGATCTTGGAAATATAAGAATTAATACAAATACTATTTCAAGTACTAATAGTAATGGAAATATAAATATTACTCCAAGTGGGTCAGGAATACTTTACATAAGTTCAGGTATTTTAACACAAACGACAGGTAATTTAATATTTAATACATCAAACATATTTCAAGTTACGGCAAAAACTATAACCAGTACAAGTTCATTGGACACCACAATTAATGCAACTAATGGTAATATTTCTTTGGTAACTGGGACAGCAATACCTAATTATATAATTACTTCAATTGGTACTGGTTCAAGTACAGTAGCTATTACAACAAGTACTACAAATTTATTAGTCGCAGGAGAAAAAATAACAATTTCGGGAACTAATAGTGTTCCAATTATAAATGGAGTTTATACTATAATTAGTATTCTTTCTACAACAAGATTTACCATAAATGCAACTGTTAATTTTATTGGAACAACTGGAACTATTGTGGCACAAAAAAATATTTATTTAACAGCATCAAATAATGTTATTATACCCACCAATGTTCCATTATTTTTTGGTAATAGTAGTTCGGTTGTAAGCGATAACACAAATTTAACATTTAATTCAACTAATATTGTTGTTGATGGTAATTTTATAGTTAATGGAACTACTACTAGCATAGATAGTACCACCGTTGTTATTGAAGACCCTGTATTTAACATTGGAGGAAATATTGTTTATAGTTTAGCAGATACTTTTGATAGGGGAGTTTCATTTCAATATTATAATGGGGCTACAAATGGGATAGGGTTTTTTGGTAAAAGCACAAGTTCTGGATGTTTTACATATATACCTATTGCTACACAAGTTTCTGCTAATACTTTTACAGGTGTTCCAGGATGTGCTATATTTGGGGGTTTAACTACTAATACTTTTATTGCAACTAATAGCACAATTGGTAGTTTAACGGTTATTTCTATTTCAAATAGCACAAGTTTAAGTATAAGTTCTCCGAGTATATCTATTACAAGTAATACTGAATTAAACATTATTTCACCTGTTACAAGTTTAACAGGTAATTTAACTGTATCTGGTTCTACCAGTACTGGTAATTTAACTGTATCTGGTTCTACCAGTACTGGTAATTTAACTGTATCTGGTTCTACCAGTACTGGTAATTTAACTGTATCTGGTTCTACAAATTTAAGTTCTTTAACTGTATCTGGTTCTACAAATTTAACAGGAAATTTAACTGTTAATTCGATAACAAGTACTGGTACTTTAACTATAACTAGTCCATCTTTTACTTTAAGTAATTCAGGAACTACAACATTAAATACAGGTATTTTAAATGTTAATAGCACTCTTATGAATATCGTTTCTCCAATTAATGTTACAGGAAACATTACTGTTACCAGTAACAGTAATGTTTCCGGTACTTCAACAACTGGTAATTTAGTTGTAACTGGATCTGTATCAGGAATTAGATTAGCCCAAATACAATTAAAAGAGCATTTATCTATTAATTCGGTTAGTAATCCTGGAAATAATACTGAAATTACATTTATTAATACTATCGGTTCAAGTATAACTTATCAAATAACAAATATTCCAAGTGGTTCATACTCAGGACCAGTTACTGTTACTTGTAATAATTCACTAAGTATTGGTAATAGTATAACTATTTCTGGTGTTTCTAATTCTTTTAATGGAAACTATAATGTTGTGTCTGCTACTACAAGTTCATTTGTTATAAATTTTACTGGTTACACTCCAAATGTAACCAATGGTATAGTTTCAGTTAATACAACTGGAATATTATTACCACCAAGTTTTGATGGATTTGAAAAAAAAATACTTTGTAGTTCTATTTCAAATGGAAAAATATTTAGTTTATTTTGTCCTACTGGAACTTTACTTGATCCTTCAAGTGGAACTACTGTATCAAAGTTTTTGGATTTTGAATATCCCGGACAAAGTGTATATTTAATATATGATTTAGTTGCTGGATATTATATACCAATTTCTGCAAATATAAGTTCTCATACATAAATTTACCAAAGTTTTTTATTATTTTATTTTTTATAAATTATTATGAAACTTATAAAACTTATTAAGTCTAAGTTTCCATTAAAGTCTAAAAGTTCTAAAAAGAGTAGTCCTATTAAATTAAAAAAAATAGAGCCAAAAATAGAATTAACGCAAAAAGAAATTTGCGAAAAATTAATACATAAATTAAGTTATTATCAATTTGAAATATCAAAAGTACAGTTAAAAGGCGTAAAAGGTTTTCATGAAATAAAAACATTAAGTGATGAAATTAAATATTTACTTTACTTGATTAAAGAAAATGGTTGTATATTAGAAGCAGTTTATCCAGGAAATGAACCAAAAATTAAAAGAAAAAATAGTAATGGAAAAAGTTTATTATTAAGAAGCCCAATTACAGTAAAAGATGACATCGCAAGAATTTTATATGGAACAAATGGTAAAATTAATAAAAACAAAGTTCCAAGTCAGCTTATGAAAGATTTATTAGATGATATAAATGAACTTAAAATTAGCCCAATTAAACGTAAAAGTTCTACAAAAAAGTCAAATGTTTTGATGAATGATCTGTTAGATTTTTAAATAAAAAAATATTTTTTTATTTATTTAATTATATAAAAAAAATAAAAAATATACCCTAGAATGTTTAAAACTATAATTAGCCCAAAAATTGAAAAATGTAATCAACTTAAAACAGAATTGGAAAGTTTAAGATATAAACTTTCCAATTCTGTTTTAAGTTGATTACATAACATACCAAAATTAAGAAATTTAAAAAGACAAATAAAGCAAACTATTACATTTATGGAACAAAATGGATGCAATGATGTTTATAGCAATTACCATGTTTATGATGGTAATAAATATATTGAGTCAGATAAACCTAGTTCAAGTTTAGTTACATTTTTAAGATATAGAAAACCAAGAAATTTAACATTATCCAGAAAACCTGCAATTAGTGATTTTAAATCTAAATCGCCAAAAAAATCAAGTAAATAAATATTAATTTATTTTATTCTAATTTCTTATTAGTATTATAACTTTCAAGTACCTTTATATTTGATGGCAGTGGATCTAATTTCTGTAATTTTTCATAAAGTTTAAAAATTATATCATGTACTGTTTCTTCATTATTTATTATTTCATAAAAGAAATCATGCACTTTATCAAAGCGATGATTATTATGTGCTAAACCTTCTACTATTCTACGATGGTCTTCAAATAATAATTTATCACCTTTATCATATATTCTTTTATTGCTATCAGCACCAACAAGTTCCGGTATAATTGAGTAAGCAAAATCCCATAAAATAAAAAGTTGGCCGTAATTAGGAACATAAATTGTTTTATTTTTTATGCGATATTTCCAATAGCCTCCCGGGGTAACTTTAAAGTAAAGTACATTTCCAAGGTGAAGGTCTTGGTGTTGTATTTTAAAATATTTCTTTATAACATAAAGTGCTATATAGATTTGAAGATATCCAGAATAAATTTGTTTTTCAGTGGTTTTCTTTTCTAAAATAAAATGCTCCAAGTCTCCACTTGCCTTTTCAGTTATAAGATAAACGCATGGTAAAATACCAGTTCCCTTTTTTTCTATTACCTTTTTATTAGTAAAATGACATTTATTACACATATAATATGTATATATAAATGGTAAATTATTAGTTATCTTTCTTTTTAATAATTTTGTAGTTATGTTTAAAAAGTAAAGTTCTGTTAATAGATCACTATTTAAATTTTTAATATCTTTTGGTTTAATATTATCAAGTTTATTTAAGTTTTTAAGATAACTAATTTCATCAGAATCAATCGGTATTTTTTTTATTGCTATTTCTGTCTCGGTAGTTATACCAAACACTACATCTGCATTAACAGAGTCAACTTTTACAGCACTTGTAATTTTAATGAAGTCATTTAAAATATTATCATTATTTATACAAGAAAAACTTGTAGTCGAAAAATCTTTAAGCATTTCATAAAAAGATTTAATTTTTTTAGAACTATGCTTTTTAAAATCTTTTGAAAAGTTTTTATAGTTTTCCAATCTATTTTTTAATAGTTCCATATAATATATAATTATCATAATAAAAAAAATTTAATTTTAATTTAGTTTTCTAATTAAAATTAAGAATGACAACCAAAATTGATTGCAGTTGGAATAAAATTATAAAACTTGAAAATTTACCAAATGGTTTAACTACACTTGATTGTAGTGGTAATCTGATAAGAAAACTTGAAAATTTACCAAGTAGTTTAATTACACTTAATTGTGGTTTTAATAGTTTAACTAAACTTGAAAATTTACCAAATGGTTTAACTACACTTGATTGTCGTGATAATGGGTCAATTGAACTTGAAAATTTACCAAATGGATTAACTACACTTAATTGTAGTGAAAATCGGATAACTAAACTTGAAAATTTACCAAATGGATTAACTACACTTAATTGTAGTGAAAATCGGATAACTAAACTTGAAAATTTACCAAATGGATTAACTACACTTAATTGTAATAGTAATGGTTTAACTAAACTTGAAAATTTACCAAGTGGGTTAACTACACTTAATTGTAATAGTAATGGTTTAACTAAACTTGAAAATTTACCAAGTGGGTTAACTACACTTGAATGTTGGAATAATCGGATAACTAAACTTGAAAATTTACCAAGTAGATTAACTATACTTGAATGTAGTTTTAATAGTTTAACTAAACTTGAAAATTTGCCAAATGAATTAATTATACTTAAATGTTATAATAATCGGATAACTAAACTTGAAAATTTACCAAATGGATTAACTATACTTGATTATAGTAGCAATCGGATATCTAAACTTGAAAATTTACCAAGAAGATTAACTACACTTGATTGTAGAAACAATAGTTTAACTAAACTTGAAAATTTACCAAGAAGATTAACTACACTTGATTATGACGTTAATAAAATCAAGTTTATTGATAATGTTAAAATTGAAATTTTTAATAATTGTTTTGATATAAAAAAGTATCAAGTATTCAGGAGATTTCAAATAAGATGCAGACTTTTTACTACAAAAAGGTTTAAAGCTGCAAAAGTGATCCACTCAGGATTACATAACTGGCTATACGCAGGAAAGTGTAAAGACAATACTATTGGAATTATACCAAGGTTAGAATGGGCTGGATTGGTAAAAGATAATTTAGTTAATAATTAAAAACAAAAAACAATTTTTAAACAACACTTGTTGTTTAAAAATTTTAATGTACTTAAAATAAAATGTTATATTTTTATTCATAAGAAAGACTGTTTAATTGGTTTTGAATAAGTTGGGAATTAAGTTGCATAATTTGTTCTCCATTACTCATCAACGCATTTTTAAAATCTCGTGTATTTTGAATTTTAAGTTGTTGCATAAACATTTCATCTTGAACACATGCAGGGGAATAATCTGTCAAAGAACGAGCATCTAAAACTGGATTGATACGTGGCATATTTTGTTTAAGATTGTACCAAGAAAAAAGTTTTTAATTTTAGTTTAATTAATATTATTAAATTGTGTTTTAACTATTAATAGAACCAGATGGTTGTTTTATGTATAGATCCGGGATTGCGTAATTTAGCTGCATGTATAATGAATTCAAAATATGAAATATTATTGTGGGAAAATTATAATATACTTGATGCAGATGATTATAAATGTAGTTCTTCTTTTAAGAATGGTAAAATTTGTGGTAGAAAATGTACTATGAAACATAAAAAAGAACAACAAATTATATTTAGCTGTAAAACACATTTTCCAAAAGAAATAAAAAAAACAAAAATAAACGATTTCAAAAAAAAGAGTATAGATAAATACCTTTTACAAGATATAGTAGTTGTATTTATTGAAAAAATACAACAAATATATAATGAAAATGAAGAACTATTTAAAAGTATAAAAAGTATTAATATAGAATTACAACCAAAATGCAATCCAAAAATGTTATTTATAAGTCATATAATTTATGGAAAATTTATAGAACTATTTTCAAATACCATTCCTATTAAATTTGTAAGAGCATCTATGAAATTAAAAGCATATACAGGTCCATTTATAGAATGTCATTTAAAAGGTGCTTATGCGAAAAGAAAATGGCTAAGTGTTAGATATGCTGAATGGTTTTTAGAAAATTTGTTTTCGGAAGAACAAAGGGGAAAATGGCAATCATTTTTTTTATTATCAAGTAAACGTGATGATAGATCTGATGTTTTACTCATGGCAATAAATGCTATTACAGGAATACCAAAGAAACAATTTTTACATAAAAATGGGAATGAAATTAAATGAAATTAGTTTATATTAATCATTTAATTTCTTAACAGATTTAAATGATTAATATACGAATACCAGCACAAAAAATAAAAGAACCGAAACTTAGTAAAGTTTCGCAAAAAACACAACTTGAAGACTTTGTAAAAATTGAACCAAGATATCTAATACATCTTCATTCTAGTTGGTTAAAATATACAGAAATAGAAACAGGTATTTGTCATACAGGAGGGTTTCTTGTTAGTTGTGATTTTAATACATCAGTTCCAACAGTTCTTTTAAGAATTCCAAGTAAAAAAGAAATAATAGAAATTGAAACAAAAAAACATGAATGGTATGTTAAAAAAAACTTACCAAATTATATAAGCATATTAAATGTATTGATAATTCCAAATGAAAGAAAAAGATTAAATATGTAATTACAAATTAAATAATAAAAGTACAGAAATAAAAAATATTTATAAGAATTCTTAAAACTTAAACTTTAAGAATTCTTATAAAAGTACAGAAAATAAGTAATCTCAAATTAAATACTCTTTGAAATTTTTTGTGAAATATGATATTTATTCATGATATTTTTTAATTTTAATATTTCTATTGGTTTTATTAATATATCATCAAACAAGTGTGTATCTTCTATTTGAAATCCTGATAAACATACTGTATATACTTTAACTTTATTTTTTAATATAAATTTTATAACATCATAACCTGTTTTTATAGGTGTTTTTAAATCTATAAAAATTAAGTCAAAATCTTCTAATCCAAGTATATCTATACATTCTTTACCATTTGATACTTCTACGATTTCTGTGTTATAAAGTTTTTCTAATTGCTTTTTAAGAACTTGTCTATTAAATTTGTCATCATCATCAATAAGTATTTTTATCTTTGCTTTTGTATCAACAGTTTTAATAATAATATTTTGATTTGATTTTTTATTTAATAAAACTGATTGTAAAATAGATAACAAATTATTTTCTTTAACAGGTTTAACTAAAAGGTGATTAAATAGGTCAGGAGAGATATTACCCAATTTATCACCTACTGAACTTAAAGCGATCAATGGTAAATCAGGTTTTAATATTCTTATATGCTCTGCCAATTTTACACCAGAAAAACGAGGAAGGTATATATCAAGTAAAGCTATATCAAAATCCATATTATTTTTCAATATAATCAATGCCTCTTCACTTGTAGAAACTGGATATGGTATCATTCCAGCTTTTTTAAGTGTGCTACAAAGAGATACTCTATTTATAACAGTATCATCAACTATTAACACATTTTTATCTTTAAGAACATTAAAATCAATTGGACCAGAATTATCATAACTTTTTTCAATTGTAATATAAAAAGTTATTGTTGTTCCATTTTCATTGCTATTTACAACTTGAATATCCCCATTCATAATTAATACGAGTTCTTTACATATTGCTAATCCTAATCCAGTACCTTCATTATTTCGATCATTAAAATTATTAAAAAGTTGATGATAACTTTTAAAGATATTTTGGTAATCTTCTTTTTTGATACGATATTCAGGCGATCCAGAATCATGTATTGAAAAATCTAATTGATATTTATTTTCTGTAAATGTTCCAGTTATATCAGTAACTATCGAGCCTTTTAGTTTTGTAAATTTAATAGAATTACTATACATATTTATTAGTATTTGTTGAATTCTTATGTAATCTCCTACTATAAATGCTGGTATTTGTTCGCTTATTGTAAAAGACATCTTTATTGACTTTTCATTTGCCGTAATTGACATCATTGAATGTACTGTTTCTATACATTCTCTTAAATAAAATGAACTTTTCTTTAACTTTAAACTACCATTTTCTAATTTTGAATAGTCTAATATATTATCTACTATATTCATCAAATTATTACTAGAGTCTTTTAACATATCAATATAATTTATTTGTTCTGTATCTAAAACAGTATCATGTAAAAGTGATATAATACCTATAATAGAATTAAGAGGATTTCTTACTTCATGAGAAAAATTTGCCATAAAATTATTTTTTATTTCATATTGTTTAAATATATCTTCTATAAAAATATAAACTTGTTTTTCTAAAACTAATGTATTTATTTTTATATCTATTTTAGAAGTTTTTGTAAAAACAAATGTTGGATAATTAACTATATTATCTGTAATCTTATTTTCTCCAAAAATTATAAAATTCATAACATTTAGTTCCCCTAAAATTTCTAGAAATTTTGGTTCATTTTTAATATGAGTATTTAAAAAATTTACATTTCCTGCTAGGTCTGTTTTTATTATAGAAAATGGTATGATATCTAAATCAATTTTCATATTTTCATATATAATAAAATATAAAAAAATATATTTATTTAATTAATTTTCAAGCCAACAGTTGAACTAATAGTTCAACTGTTGGCTTGAAAAGTATCTAGATTTAAATCTTCAAGAGTGTAAAATTAGTTAAAGTTTAAATTTTATTTTTATTTTAATTTATTTAAAGAAATGAAATTAGTTAATAATAAAGAACCAATGGATAGCATCAAATATGTAATCAAGAGAAACGGTCTTAAAGAGCCAATGAATGAGGATAAAATTTTTTATCGTATTAAAAAATTGATTGAAGATCCTAAATTAGGAAAATTGGAAAATGTTAGTGCTCTTGTTATTGCAAAAGAAGTTGAAGACTCTTGTATTGATTGTATTTCAACCACTGAACTTGATAACATTGCAGCAAAAATTGCTATGGAAAAAAGACTTACACATCATCTAAATTATGCAGAACTTGCTACACGTATTGCTATCAGTAATTTACATAAAAATACAACTGAAACATTTAGTACTGTCATGGAGACACTTTACAATAATAAAACAATTGAGGGCAAATCTGTCCCTATTCTTAATGATCGTTTTATTGCGGTTGTTAGAAAACATCGTGAAATTATTAACAATAAAATTGATTATACACGTGATTATACACTTACGGACTACTTTGGTATTAAAACATTTGAAAAAAGTTATTTACTTAAAAAATTTAATAGCGAAGGAAAGCAAGTTATTTGTGAGCGTATCCAACATCTATTTATGAGAGTAAGTTTGGGAATTCATTATGAAAACATCGAACTTGCTTTGAAAAGTTATGACCTTATGAGCCAAGGATATTTTATTCATGCATCCCCAACACTTTTTAATGCTGGAACAATTAGACCACAAATGTCAAGTTGTTTTATTTTAAATATCGATGATAGTATGGAAGGAATTTATAAAACTATTAGCGATTCTGCTTTAATTAGTAAATTTAGTGGGGGAATTGGTATGAGTGCATCTAACATTAGATGTAAAGGATCATATATTGCTGGAACTGCCGGACTTTCTGATGGAATAGTTAAACCTTTAAAAGTCCTTGAAGCAACTGCTAATTTTTCTAACCAAGGAGGTGGAAAAAGATTAGGCAGTTTTGCACTCTATTTAGAGCCTTGGCATGGAGATATATATGATTTTTTGGATTTGAAAAAGAATTCAGGGGACGAAAAAGCACGAGCAAGAGACCTATTTTATGCACTTTGGGTTCCTGATCTATTTATGAAATGTGTAGAACAAGATTTAGACTGGTACTTGATGGATCCAAATGTTAGCAAAGGACTTGTCGAAGCATATTCACAAGATTTTGAAGACCTTTACTATAAATATGTTGAGGAAGGAAAGTATGTCAGGAAAGTAAAAGCAACTGACTTATGGAAAAAAATATGTAATACTCAGATTGAAACAGGAATGCCTTACATGTCTTATAAAGATGCTGTAAATGTTAAATCAAATCAAAAAAATCTAGGAACAATTGTTTCAAGTAACCTTTGCAACGAAATAAATATTTATCATGATAAAGATGAATATGGAACTTGTAATATTGCAACTATTAGTTTGCCAAAGTATCTTGAAATTGTGGATGGTAAAAAGGTATTTAATTATCAAAAATTGTATGAAATTACAAAATTGGTAATTGTTAATCTTAATAGAGTTATAGATCATAATTTTTATCCTGTCCCAGAAACAAAAAATAGTAATTTAAAACATCGTCCTACATCACTTGGAACACAGGGATTTCAAAAATTGTTATTTGAAATGCGATTACCATTTGAAAGCCCAGAAGCAATTGAACTTAATAAAAAGATTTATGAAACTATCCAATTTGCCTCAATTGAAGCAAGTTGCGAATTAGCAAAAGATGAAGGAACTTATAGTTCTTTTAAAGGAAGTCCAGCAAGTAAGGGGATTTTTCAACATAATATGTGGGGATTTTCTAATAACCAACTTTCAGGAATGTGGGACTGGGACACTCTTAAAGAACAAGTTATGCTCTTTGGACAAAAAAACAGTTTATGTACATCCCAGCCACCCACGGCTAGCACATCACAGCTTCTTGGAAACCCAGAAAGTATGGAACCACTACATTCTAACGTCTTTGAAAGAGAAATTTTAGCAGGAACATTTACTGTTATCAATAAATACTTGATAGAAGACCTTACTGAACTTAAACTTTGGTCTCCAAAGATGTATAATAAGTTGTTAAGAAATAGAGGATCAGTCCAAGAAATTAAAGAAATCCCACAACATATTAGAAATATTTACAAGACTGTTTTTGAAGTCAAACAAAGACATCTTATTCAAATGTCAATTGATCGTGCATGCTTTATAGACCAAACACAGAGTTTGAATTTATATGTTGCTGATGCTACCATAGCAAAATTGACTTCATTACATTTTATGGGATGGAAAGGCGGTTTGAAAACGGGAATGTACTACCTTAGATCACAAACAAAAGCAAAAATGCAACAATTTACGGTTACAGAAGAAGACCTTGAAGAAGAACCCGCTGTTTGTTATCGTGATGATCCAGATTGTGCAGCATGTAGTGGATAATTTTTTAACTTACATTAAAACACTTTTTATTTTTTAAAATTACAAATTAAATTTAAAAATTAAAAATATTTAAGGTCTGGTTCTTCTTTTAAATAAATTCCATTGCAACCTTTAATAAAATTATCAAATTTTTCTTTATTAAAAGATTTTTCATCAAAAGGGGCTAATGTTTTAAATGCAATATTTTGTAATCTTACATCAAATAAATAAAATTTATTTACTATACTGCTATTTTTAGCAAGTCCTAAAAAATACTCATATATTTGCTTTTTTAATATATCAGAGACATAATTGTAAAAAAATGGGTAATAATACGGCTGATATTTATATAAAGAATCCTTTGGTATTATTTTATTTAATAACATTAACTTTGTAACAATTAAATTAGTTTCATTTTTAATATTATAACCATTCTTTTTTATTAAAACAAAAAATCTTTCTGCATTTTCATTTGTAATTCCATTTGAAAATCCATTTTTTTCTAATATTTTTTTAATAATAAGTGTCTTATTATCACAACAAACTTTATTACTATTTTTTAAACAATAATCATTAATTGCTGGAACAGTATTATTAGTTAATTTTTCTTTAATTATTGGTTCAAGTTCATTAAGAACATTTTGTATTGTTTTTGTGGTTGTTTTTGACGTTAAATTGGATTGGTTACAAAAAGTAAAATCATCTAAATTTTTATCTTTTTTTATGTTATTAAATAAAAACATAGATCCAAGCAATCCAACCCCTGCAATAGCTGAACCAATTATAGTTTTTGAATAACTATTTGATTTAACTTTTGATTTGGGTATAACTTTTGATTTAACTTTTGATTTGGGTATAATTTTAACTTTTGATTTAACTTTTGATTTGGGTATAATTTTAACTTTTGATTTCATTTATAATAAATAATAAATAAAATAAATAATAAATAAAATAAATAAAATAATAAATAATAAATTTTTCTAATAGTAATGGTAACAAAAATATGACACCATTTAGCATTGTATTAGTTTTTTGTATATTATTTATTATTTATATTATTGGAAATTGGTTAGCAGTTTATATTAAAAGTTCCAGAATTAAAAGTACCATTGATAATAGGTATTATACTGTTAGAAATGTTGATCCTGAATATAACAAAAAATCAGCTGATCTTCTTGCTACTGTTAATCAAAGAGCTCAAAAATTAATTAATGAATTAAACAAACAAGATAATAAAGAACACCAAATAAATGTAGATCTTCTTACAGCAAGATACAATCCAGATACTATTATGGAAAATATACTTCAAATAGATACATCATTTACAATTGAAAAGGGAACACGATTGGAAATTTGTTTAGATGATAGAAAACCTGAACCAAAGTTTGAGGGTATTAATACGCTTATGATGGTAACTATTCATGAACTGGCACATATGTCATCTATTACTTATGGTCACAATGACGAATTCAAAAAGAACTTTGCATTTCTTTTAAAAAAAGGAATTGAAATCGGAATTTACGAGTACGTAGATTATTCAAAAAATCCTATTAGTTATTGTGGGATGGATATTACCAATAATATTATTTAATTTAAAAAATTAAAGTTAAAGTTAAACAAGATGGAAGATAACTTTAAAAATATTTTATTGGTTGCATTGAGTATTGTTTCAAGTATAAGCGAACTATTACCATTTGTTAGTTCAATTGAATCAAACGGGATTATTAATTTTATTCTAAAAAACAAAAATATTATCAAAGAAGAAACGGTTGGACTACTTGAAGACCTTGAACGTGGAAATGAAAATGAAACTTCTAAAAAGAAGCCTATTAAAATGGAAAGTACAAAATCTCAAACAACAGGTATTCTTTTGGTAGATGCAGTTTCACAGACAACAAAAGAAAGCCCAATACAAAAAGAAAAGCAAGGGCAACAAAAGATGTTATTAGAAAATAATAAAACTATTCAAGAAGAACTTGTATTACTTGATAATACACAAAGAGACCTAAAATTGAAATATAATCAATTTGTTGACGAAATTAAAAAATTTGAAACTGAAATAGCAGAAATTTCAGAAAATATAAAAAACATAACATTTAGATTAAAAAATAATTCTGAAAATTAATTAAAAATTTTATTTGATAAATAATAAATAGATTTATCAAATGAAAAAGTTTATTGGAAACCAGCCTATTACTATATCAAGTACAAATTATGACAAAAATATAATGTATTATTTAACTTACAAATTAGATGGTAAAAGACACTTATATCAAAATGGATTTTTGATAACATCAAAATTAGAAAAATTTAAATTTGATTTGGGGTTAAATTTTCCCGTTACACTTGATGGAGAACTTTACCAAGGAAAATTTTACGTATTTGATATTCTTTTTTATAAAGGAAAAGATGTTCGTAAATTAACAATGACAGAAAGATTAAAAATATTAAAAGAAATAAAAAGAACAAATAAAAGTTTAATTTTAAAAGAATACTGGTCTCCTTACAGTAGTTCCATTAAAAAGAACTTTTATGAAATAAAGAAATTATATAAAAAAGATCTTGTTTTGAATGGAAAAGTTGATGGAATTATTTTTACGCCAGACTTGGAATATTATGCAACTGTTTTAAAATGGAAACCTGTTGAGCTTCTTAGTATAGATTTTAAAATACATAAAATTAATGATAAATTTGAAATGCTCTTACAAAATGGAAGTATTTATCATACAATTATTCCTAAAAAAGTTGATTACAATAGATATCCTGATAATACAGTTGTAGAATTTATATGGAAAAAAAGTAAAGGTTGGTTACCAATTCGTGAGCGTCCAGATAAAATTAATAGTAATTGGATTACTGTAATAGAAAGTAACTGGGCTCAAATACAAAATCCAGTTAATATGAATAAATTATTAAGTCGTTGAATTATTTGTTTTCAAATACAATTGGATTAAGATGACTACAACTATTTAATCTAAAACTTGTAATCCTACAATTATGATAAGTTGATTTTTCACCATCAAATTTAGCTTTTTCCAAGTTATTATAAATTCCTAAAATTGTATCAGTTGCTTTACTAGTTACTACATATAACTTTTCTTTACTACAATTGCATTTTAATTGTGGAACAATTTTAAAATTAGATGTTTCTTTTTTATTTTCAGATAGTTCAATTTTAGTTTCCTTTTTTCCAAAAATAAATCCCAGCATATACTATTTAATTGGTAAAATAATTAATTTTTATTTTATCAATTAAATAGTATAAAAATGGATACTCTACAAATCGTCAAACTTATTTCAACCTTTTTGCTAATTGCTGGTGGCCTAAATTGGTTGTCAATTGCCCTATTAAATAAAAATATAGTAGCAGACCTTGTTGGAAATGATCTTGCATATTATGTATATATCCTTGTTGGCCTTGCAGCTATAATTGCACTTTATAGCAAGGTAATGTGGATTTCTGGTGGTATGCCAATGAGACTTAAATAAATAAAAAATTATTAATTAACTTTTAATTTATATTATTTTTTTATATTACAAATATTATAAAAAATGAATACTTTTAGAATTATTGGTATAATATTATTAGTTATTATGTATCTTCCACTTTATTTTAATTATGACTTGATAACTAAAATTATTGGTTCTAGTTATTCAGCATTAACTTACTTCTTTGTTACTGTATTTTCTATATTTGCGATTTTACCAAAACATGCATTACAAAATCAAATAAGTACAAATATTGTTGGTGGAATATTTAAATTATTTTAATTAAAAAAATTAATTTAAAATGTAACATTAATGGGTTCATTTACGCAAGCAAGAAAATTTAACAATAAAGTAAAAAAAGAACTTTATGACAAATATACAAAAAATATTGGTAGATTATTAGAAATAGCAAGTGGCAAAGGAGGGGATCAAAGTAAAGCAATCAATACTAACATTAAGCAAGTAGTAGGATATGATATTAATAAAGAAAGTGTTCTTGAAGCAATTAGAAGGGCATATGCAAGAAAAACTAAAACTAAATTTGAATATCACGTTCAAGACCTTTCAAAAGAACTAATTAAACCAACTACTCCATTTGATACAGTTTCAAGTCAATTTGCATTTCATTATTTTTTAAAAAATAAAAAGACGCTTGATTTAATACTAAAAAGCATTAAAACAAATTTAAAAAAAGGAGGAATATTTATGGGAACATTTTTTGATTACCAAAAAGTTCTTGAAATGCCAGAATGTAAGAGTTATCCACAAGAACCAGATACATTTTATGTTAAAAAAATTAAATTAAATAATACATTATTTAATAACAAAATAGAAGTATTTATAGGAGGAACAGTTCTTGATATTCCAGAAATTGAATATCTTGTCCGATTTGATAAATTTGTTGAGTACCTTAAAAAGAACAATTTTGAACTTCTTGAAAGTCATTTATTTGTTCCTCCTAAAACATTATCTAAACAAGACTACTTATTAAGCAGTCTTTACAGAACATTTGTTTTTAAATATACGGGTTAAAGTTTTCAAGTACGTTAATTAAATTTAATAACAATTGTTATTAAATTTTTTATTTTTGTTTTTATTTATTAATTTTCATTTTAGTTATTAATTTTTATATGAAATTTCCTGTTAGTTCTAAAATCGTATTATTTAATTTTTTATAAAAATCATTGTCTTCACTTGGCTGTGATAATAAAACTATTTTGTTTTCCAGTAAAGTTATTTTATTTTCCAAATACTGCATTTTGTATGAGTAAGTATTAAGAATATTTTTAATTTCATTAATACTTTGGATATTGTTTTCTGTATTAGTCATCTTATAATTTACGTAAAATTAAAATTAAATTTTAATTGAATAAAACATTTTTAGTAGGATCTTTTCTTTTCATTCTTTTTGCTTCTTTTATTGAACTTTTAGATAATTCAAGATATGTCTTTGGTGTATCTTTATTAATTCTAACACTTGGACGACAAAGTGGATAAACTCCATCAATCTTTTTTCTACCACAAGGTTGATAACCAATAATTTCTCCTTTTGCGTCTTTTATTGGTCTATTAAGGTCAATCCATTTTTCTAAAAACCAACGTTGAAGTCCAGACATATTTGAATTAGTCTTGGTTTTAGATTTAATATTTTGATATTTTCCACCTCTTTTACGATACTCTTTAACAATCCAAGTAGATCTATAAATACTTGTTGGTGTTTTAAATTTTTCATTTGCTAATTTTTTAACTAATTCATATAATTTTTTATCAATTGGTTCTGGCATTAAATTGTAAGTATTTAGTTACATTACTTACAAATTAATACTATTTAAGTATTAATTCGATCTAAGTATTTACAATTTTATTATTTTTTTTTATTTTTTTAAGTTTTTAAAAAACTTTTGGATAATAATAGATTTTTTATCCAAAAGTTCTGTTATGTTTTCTGGCGTTAACCAAAATTCAATTGGGTATTCTTCTGTTGAATAACAAAGAATTGTTCCAAGTATATCTTTAAGGATATTATTATGAATACTATTAGTATATTTTTCAAGTTTTTTAGGTGTTAGATAAAGTTGGTTTAATCTAAAAGTTCTGTTATATTTAACAAGGAATTCTTTATTATATACACATTTGTCAATAATTTCCCAAGGTAAAACTTGTTTATTTAATACACACGTAGTCATTTGGTATTTATCTATTTCTTAAATTGAAATTAAATTTTATTTGTTAGTTAAATTGGTCTTTGTTTTTAGTTAATTTTAGTTAAATCATTTAATAATAAAGTTAAAGAAATTTAGTTTTTAGTTAAATTAAAAGTAAAGTATTATTTAATAAAAAAAATTTAATTAATTATTAATCTAAATATATAATTTTGGTTCTATGAATTTGTAAATAAATCCATCATATTCTTCATTGTTTTTTATTCTTTTATTTAATGTTTTAGCATTAATTCCACTACTTTTAACAACTTGATCTCTTGAAGTATATTCTTGAATTAATGTATCTTTTTCAAATTTACCAATTCCATTTTCTTTATAAAGTACTGGAATTTTATAAGTATTTTTTTGATCCTGTGATAACATATTATAAACAATATAATAAAATCCTTTTGATAAATTTTGTTCTTTAACTGCTGTATCTAATGATGTTTCATTTGGATAACCATTCATTTTAGATGCTACTTTTCTATCAAGATAAATATTAATAATTTTTGTTTTTGTTTCATTTAACTTGGCAATATAACCAGTGTTGTAATTTTTAATAACTTTTGTTTCTTTAATGGTTATTTGGTTTTCATTTTCATTTCTACCAATTTCATTCCATCTATATTCTTTATAAATAGTATTATTTTTAATAGCATTTCTTAAAGAAGTTCTATTTAAATCTAATTCTTTAATACATTCAGTAGCAGTATCAAATACTTTAATTAATTTAAGATTTTCTGGATCAATTTGTTGAATTTTTCCTGCTCTTTTGTCATCATTTGAATTTTCTTCTGGATTTAATCTTTTTACTTCTTTTTCTAATTTGTCAATTTTATTTTCTAAATTTTTGTTTGAGGTTTCTAATAATTCTATTTTATTTATAGATATTTTTAATAAATCTATAATTTCTTTGAATTCGTTACTAACATCTTTGTAATCATTACCAAAACTTTCAAAATTTTCTTTTCTAAGTTTTTCTAATTCCAATTCGCTTTTAATATCTTTACCAAAATAAAAAGAATTGATATTACTATTTAGAATAGTTAAAAACTTATTATAAGAAAGCTCTTTTCCAATTAAAATAAGTTCTTTATCTGTTTCGTGATTTTCCAATTTTTTATAAATATTTGGTTTTATTATTTCATTATCCAATAAAAACTGTTCAAAATCTCTACATTGATCCACTTCAAAACAATCTAAAATAAAACTTTCTTTGTACTTTCCTTTATGTTCTTTATATCTTTGTTTTAATCCTGCATCTTTTCTACTTTCACCAATTTTAATAACAAAAGAACCATCTTCAAAACTTTTAACTTTAATAATATAAACAACATATTTTTTATTACCAAATTTTTCCATTATAGTATTGTGTCTATCTTGTTGCTGTTTATCATAAAGTTCCTTTTTATGTAATGTATCTTTTACCATCAATTGTTGTTCTTTTTCAATTAATTTGTTAGTTAGTTCAAGGTTTTCTTCTTTTGCTGTTTCGTTTAATAATTTTTCTAATTTAATATAATATCTACGTATTTCATCTCCTTTTGTACTATTAATTTTCATACATAATTCTTTAAAAGTATTAATTGTCATTAAAATATCTTCTTTTGGATTTCCAGCGTTTTTATTTTTTTTAAAATGAATAATATAATTAATATTTTCTACAAAATGTTTTTTTAATGTTCTTTTTCCATGATCTTTTCTTTCATAACCAATCCATTTCCATACTTCATCCAAATTGATTACAAAGTCTTTATCTGTATCATATTCAAGATAACAGTAAAAGTTTGCTAAATAAAGTTGTTGTTGAGTTTCTGTAAAATTTTCTTTAATTTTTTTAATAAGTTTTGATTTATATGAAGAAGAAAAATGAACTATTTGTGATTTTTCAATAAGACTAATAATATCAAGATTGTTAGTAACTGTTTCCATTATTTATTATTTTGTAAAATAATTTTGAAAATCAAACGTAAAAAAATCAAAAATTATGGAATTTTTACAAATTAAATGATTTTAGTTAAATCATTTAATAATAAAGTTAGTTCTTTAAATTGAATTCTTTATATTAATACGCTATTTATATAAAGAATTTGTAAATAATCCAAGAAAACCGCAATACTAATTAAGTTTATTATATTTTAATTCTATTATAAGCCCCCAATTTTGGGGGCTTATAATAGAATTAAAATATAATCTTCATTTATCTTTCAGGATAATAACCTAATTTAGATTGGTACAATAATTGTTTTTTATCTTTCAGGAGAAATGAAGATTTTTGTTTATAGTAAATTATTTAGCAAACTGTATGAATTTGATAAGTTTTTATATGTTTTTTGTATATATAACAAGAACTGCCACTCCGTTCAAATCAATTACTATAAGCAATCCCCGCCATACCATTCATTACTCGTAGAACGTTAGTGTTGGTAGCAAATACATAGGTATTAACTGGTGCAGCACTGGTAAAAGTCATTTGCAGGGTAGCGGTATCAATTCTGGACATGTTAATAGATCCAGATGGTTGATGCTCGGAAGGCTTGATAGCAAATGAATAAACATAGATACCAACAGCAGGTCCTCTTGGAAAATGCTGATATGGCTGGACTTGATTGAAGTAAATTCCAACTCTTGGGAAAAATCGCTGTCCTCCGTTAATCAACAAACAAGCCTGTGCTAGGGTGTCAAGACCTTGATATGGGGTAGTTCCATCAGTATAATCAGTATGTCTGTTAGCAAGAAGACCTGCAGCAGATACAGATTGGACGTTAGAAGTCAATTGGGATACAAAGTAAAGTGCCTTACAAGGGTGATTGAAGTTCAATCTTTGGTTAACATTTACCTGCGAGTATGACTCGGCCCCAGTAAATTGAACCTGTTCGATTAGGTATTCATGAGCGACCTGTGCAAACTGCTTACGCTCATCAGAGTCCAAGAAGATATAATCAACCCAGATATAAACGGCAGAAAGAGTTGGAACAGTAACAACTGCACCGGTAGAAGCAGCATAACACTGAGAAAATGGAGCAAATTGAACGTAAAGCTTGACTTCGTGATACTGCAAGGCGATCAAAGGAAGAGCCAAACCAATGTTTCTGTTGAACCAAAATTCAAGAGGGACATGAAGAGTAGCACCAGAAACAGTTGCAGCTTGGGTAGTAAGAGCAATAGTGTTTCCAATCATAACTTGGTAGTTATCATATTGTTCTGCGGACTGGGTAAGTTCATTCCAAATATACATCCAGTTTCCATATTGGTCATCAATCTTTTGTCCACCAATTTCAATGTAGACTTCTTGGATAAGAACAAGACCAATAGATCGGGTCCAAGCTGCAGTACCAGTGGTAGCAACAAGCTGTGGAAGATCGATTTCAAGATACATCTTCCAGATGAGATCACCGTTTCTAGAAATGGTAGCGTTAGCCTTCTTTCCAAAATCGGTGGTTCCGTTAAAGGTAACTTGGATTGATTCAATCGCAAAGTTAGTATAACGTCTATAAATAACCTTGAAAAAGGTTACTTGTGGGTTAGCGGTAAGATAAATATCTTGTGCTCCATATGCTACTAATTGTCCTACTGCAGTTCCGGCCATCTCGATTTGGGGGTTTGTTTATAATACTTACTTAGAAAATAAAAATTTTTTTTGAAACTTACGTTTTTTAACTATTTTTATTAAAAAAACGTAAATATATTTAATTTAATTTAAAAAAATAAAAATAGTTAAATAATAAATGGCAAAATGTCTTGGAACAGATTGTGATACAAGGCCGAGTTTCGGATTGATCGAAAATAAACCAACCCATTGTAATTCGCATAAAACAAATGAAATGAATAATGTAATAAATAAAAAATGCCAAGAATGTAGTACTCGTGCAAACTTTGGATTAATTCATGGTAAGCCAACCCATTGTGCTACTCATAAAACTACTGAAATGACAAATGTTAAGGATAAAAAATGTGCTGAATGTAACAAACAACCAAGTTTTGGTATAATTCAAGGTAAAGCAACCCATTGTGATACTCATAAAACAACTGAAATGTATAATGTAAAGGGTAAAAATTGTGTTAATGAAGATTGTAAGATCAGACCATCTTTTGGATTAATTGAAAATAAACCAACACATTGTAATTTACATAAAACAGTTGAAATGAGTGATGTAGTAAGTAAAATTTGTGAAGAAGATAATTGTAGTATTCGTGCCCATTATGGTATAGTTGAAAATAGACCAACTCACTGTACAACCCATAAAACGTATGAAATGAATATAACAAATAAGTTATGTGAAACCAATGAATGTAACAAACAGCCAATTTTTGGTATAATTGAAAATAAGCCTACCCATTGCACAGAACATAGAACAGATGAAATGAAAAATGTAACAAATAGAAAATGTGAGAATGATGAATGTAACAAACAACCAAGTTTTGGTTACATAGAAAAACAGCCTACACATTGTAACGATCATAGAACAGATGAAATGAAAAATGTTGTAAGCAGAAAATGTGATAAATGTGGAGAAAAAACGGTTATAAAAGAAAATGACTATTTATGTAATGATTGTAATCCAAATAAACCATATAGAGATGAAAGAAAAGAGATTGTTATTAAAAAATTATTAACTAAAAATAAATTTAATTTTATTCATAATAGAAAATTAATAAATAATCAAAAGTTAATCTATTTTCCAGATTTTTTGTTTAAATGTAGTAGTTATAATGTTGTTTTAGAAGTAGATGAATTCGCACATTCAATGTATCCAATAGAGTGTGAAATTGTTAGAATGAATAATATTTCATTTTGCTTGGAACAGCCAACATTTTTTATTAGATACAACCCTGATCTTAAAGGTACAACTAAAAAAGCTAAACAAAATGAACTTTTAAGAGTTTTAAATGAAAAATTGAATATGGATTTACTTGAAGATCCAAGTCCTGTTTATTTATTTTATCCAAATAAAAATTTTTAATTTAAAAAGAAATAAACACTTTAAATTAATAAAATGTGGCAACCTCCATTAATACAGCCATTCAAAACTAATAAAATGGACTATAAAAAGGAAGATTTTTTTGATGATATTGGTGAAAAATATATAAAAGTTCTTGGACAGCATGGAGAAATATTCCTTCATAATAATGAAATTAATTGGTATAAACACAGGTTACAAGAATATGATATTGTTTGGAAAGATGATTGTTTTTTTGATAGAAAAGACGAAAATAACCCTGGAATAGCAATTATTGGTGGTGGAATTGGTTTTATGGGATTTATTGATGGTATTTATCATAGATACAAAACTCCATCAGAACATTGTTTTAGAATTATTTATATTATTTCAACTAATTATTTAGATAAAAACAGTCATCTGAATAATGATATATATAATGATGAGTATATTAATAAATTAAAAGAAGATTGTATTAGACAAGAAAAAATAAATGAAAATATATTAGAACAGACTAAATATATATTAGAACAGACTAAATATATTTTAGAACAAAGAAAGATACTAGAACAACGAAAAAAATAAATAAAAATTTTTAATTTAAAAAGAAATAAACACTTTAAATTAAAAAGAACAATGAAAAAAATGGTAACTGTTAGTGGGTTAAAAAGTTTTTATTATGGTGCTTTTGGAATGATAGCATTTTGTAGTTATCAAACTTTTGTTGATAAACAAAGAAGACAAATGGATTATCAAATAAAGTTAAATTTACTAAAAGAACAAAAAGTAAGTAATTTAAAAAAATAAAAACACTTTAAATTAAAAAAGAATAATTAAAATGTCTGCTAAGTACTTAATGAATATGGAAACTATAAAAACTTGTGGTAAGGGTGCTTTGGGTGCTATGACATTTGGAGCATATCATATGTATGTAACAAATGAAATGATGAAACAAAACAATGAAATGATCCAAATGAAAACAAAAGAAACTCTAAAAGAATTAACAATAAAAATTGATCGACTTTATCAAGAAAATAAAGAGCTAAAAGAACAGATAAATAGACACTGGTTTTAAAGAAAAAGTTTTTAATTTAAAGAAATAAAAACACTTTAAATTAAAAAAAGAATAATTAAAATGTCTGTTAAATACTTAATAAATATGGAAAATATAAAAACTTATACAAAGGGGGCATTAGGTGCTATGACATTTGGAGCATATCATATGTATGTTACAACTAAAATGATGAAACAAAATAAAAAAATAATAGAATACGAAACAAAAGAAACTTTAAGAGAAAATAATAAATTAACTGATGAAAAAATAGAAAAAAATAACGAGGAAGCAAGAAAATGCTATGAATTATTAAATAAACAAATAAATCAACTACAACAAAAAAATAAAGAACTAAAAGAACAAGTAAATAAACATTGGTTTTAAAGTTAAACTTACTAAAAGAGCAAAAAGTAAATAATTTAATTTAAATAAAACAAATTTTATTTAAATTTAGTTTAATAAGTATTTTAGTAAGTGTGGCGTTCCTGTATAATTCCAGTTTTATCTGTTTCGGCTGTTGTAATCTTTAATACAAATGAATGTTGTAGCGATTTATTGGTTGAACCGGCAGGTACACCAAAGTCATATAATTTTCCATTCATATCCCTAATATTAATAGTTAGTCTTGTTATTGTTTTAGCTGGATCAGGTTCATATTTTACATTATAAAGGCAACCAAGTTCTGGAACAAGAAATGAACTTGTTGGAACTGAACCTTTAATTGGTAAAACGGCAAATCCTGAACTATTACCATCATAATTAACAAAATCAATACAATTTAATTCTTCAATGTCAAAAACAAGGTATGGTTCTAAATTAATATTAGTAGAATTTGGAAATGTAGCAGATTTCATTTCAACACAAACTACATTTTTATATCTTACAGGAAAGTTAATGTAGTAACTATAATGTAATGGCTGTGATGGGCCACGTGCAGAACTTGTAATATTTATATAATGAACTTTTTGATTATATTTAACTCCTTTTTCTTTTGATATGCTTAATTGTTGGTTATTTACACCAGAAAATGTATCAGGATAATTAATTTGTTGTTCTCTAAACCCTTGTGGTTCTTCTGTATTTTGTTTGTTATATCTAAATTCTTGTTTTGGTAACCTATTATACATTTAACATTTAATATATAAAAAAATATCAAATTTTAACTTTAACTTTTAATTTTTTATTTAACAGAAATTCTGTTACTATAAAAGTTCTTTGGTTTAATATAAAATTGGGACTTTACCAAGTTCTTTTTATATCCTGTTAGCGTTAAATTTGATTTTTCAATAAACTTTTTATCAAACTTTTGGTTTAATATATTTCCATTTGTATAACAAACTAATCTAAATTCTTTAATATTACTAATAATACAATTGTAATTAGTATAGTTGTCATTTGTAATTATGACAGCATTTTTATATAAATTATGAAGAAATACACATACATAATCATCCCTTTCTTTGTTTGTTCCTTTAACAACACACGAGTCTTCAACTATAACATATTTAACATTTTTATTTTTAGTTGTTATATCCTTAATATTTTCGTTATTAATTTCAAATATAGGCTTACTTATTAAAAATATATCAGTATTTCTTGGGAATGTATTAATTATACATTTAACTGTTAATTCCCATGTTTCTTTATTAAAAGTATTATATTTTTTAAAACTAACTAAAAAGCAGTAAATATTATAAAAATCAATGATTACTACATTAGCATTCTTAACAGCAAAAGTATCAGTTAGTATTAATTTTGTATATTTTTTAAGTAGGCTATCCATTGTAGGTCTTTTATATTAACTGTTTTTATTTTTTTAAATAAAATTTTACTTTTTTATTTAAAAATTAAAAGTTAAAAGTTATTAAAATGGAAAGACTTTGTTGGAATGAATATTTTAAAAATATCGCATTAGCAGTTTCAAGTAGAAGTCCCGATCCAAGTAGAAAAGTTGGGGCAGTTTTAGTTAATTTAGATAACCGTTTAATTTCTACTGGATACAATGGATTAGTTGCCGGAAGTGATGATAAAATTGATTGGACTAATAGAAAATTAGTCCAATCGCTTGTTATACATGCAGAAACAAATTGTATAATTTATTCAGGTATTAAATTTAAAGATCCATTAAAAATGTATATTACAACAAGTCCATGTAGGGAGTGTTTAAAATTAATAGCAAGCATTAATGTAATTGAAATTTTTTACATTAATGAATATCCAGACATAGAAATAGTTAAAGAAATTTGTAGTTTCTATAACATAAAACTTATAAAACTTTAATTAAAATAAAACTTTAATTAAAATAAAACTTTAATTAAAATAAAACTTTAATTAAAATAAAACTTTAATTAAAATAAAACTTTAATTAAAATAAAACTTTAATTTTGACTAATATAATTTTTTGCTAATTCAATTAAAACAGCAGTAACATTTTTTATATTTGGTAAATTTTGATACTCTTGTCCTATCGTAATTCCAACTAAAATAAGTATTAATTCGTTAATCATTTATTAAATTAATTTATTTTTTATTTTTTAAATTAATTTAAAACTTTGTGTAATACTTTTAGATTTGGGTAATGCTTCTTATATCTGCAATACCTCCGTAAAGTGTAGATGCATGAAATGGTACTCCATCGTCCGTCAAATCAAAATATCTAACAGTCAGCATTTCTCCAATATATTTTTTTCCATCTTTGAATAATTTACGGCGTTCTTCAAATGAACCTATTGGTCTTACTTTAAATTCTTTTTTATTTTTTGCTTCGCATATCCAAATTATACATCCTTTTTCTGTACTACTATCACTATTTTCTGTTATTCCAATAATTTTAAATTCGTCATCTTGAAAGTTTTTAAATTTTTGAAGATCATTAGATCTATTTTTTTGTTTATATAAACCATCAGCGTTTCTAATTATAATACCTTCATAACCTTGTAATATATACTTTTTTTGATATTTAATAATGTCTTCTGGATTTTTTACTATTTCCGTTTCAAGTAATTTAATATATTTAAATTTATTTTTTGAAAAGTATTCTTTAAGAATTGAATATCTTTCTTGAAATGTTTTTTTAGGGATGACTGCATCATAAACAATATATATAATATGTTTTACATTTGTTGTATCATTTTTAGTTAAAGTTTTCTTTTTAACAAGCCCATTTAGTTCTTGAAATGAAATAAAAGTATCCTGTCCTTTACTTCTATTTCCTTGAACCTTTTTAGGATCAATTGAACTATAAAGTTCTCCATCTAAATTAAAGGGACATTCTTTAAGTTCATCTAAAATATGATCTAAATTTAAAAACTTATTTTTCAATCTTGAATAAAGACTACCATTTTGTAATACTGCCCTAAGCCCATCAATTTTTGGTTGGCAAAAAGCATCAAATTTAATTTTACTGTGAGCATCTTTGTAGTTTGTCGCTAACATTGGTAAAATCAGTTCATTACTTTTATCACCTTCTTTTTTTATTTCAAAAGTAAATCCCATATCTTTCTTTTTATTAATTTTACTTTTAGCCTCGCTAACAGCTTGTTCTAATGCCGTAGTAGCATTTTTCTTATCTAAATTTTTACCCTTATTAATAATAGTTTCAAAAGTTGTAACTTTACCTCCTATCAAACCAGTTTTAATTATAATTGTTCCTAATTTTTCTGTTCCAGTAACTTCAATAGTCCATTCTTTAATTTTCCCATTAACATTAACTGTGTACATTTTAACTTTATCCATTTTAATTATTAATAATAATTATTTTTTAAATAAATAATTATTATTAAACTGAACTAAATTATTTTTTAAATAAATAATTATTATTAAACTGAACTAAATTATTTTTTAAATAAATAATTATTATTAAACTGAACTAAATTATTATTAAACTGAACTAAATTATTATTAAACTGAACTAAATTATTATTAAACTGAACTAAATTATTATTAAACTGAACTAAATTATTATTAAACTGAACTATTTTTTTCAAGAAATAAATTAATAAAATTATTAATAATATAACTAATAGCAATAGTTTCTGTTCTATGTCTTAAAACTTTACTTTTTTCGTTTTTAGTTATAATTATATAAGTTTCTTTTATAAGATCATAAAATGCTTCTAAACTTAATCCAAATCCCATTAATTCCCAAAATCCCATATTTGTTAAAGTATTAAAAACAGTAACAATGGTATTCTGGTTTGGTGGAGCATTTTTTATATTATTTCTAAAAACATCAAAGTTCTTTTTTAACATATTAAATGTTTGTTTTCCCTGTAAAACAGCAAGTATGCTATAAAAAAATTTTATAAAAATTATTTCTGTTTCTTCATCCGTTTTCTTTGAAGCAGAACTTTTTGATTTGATTTGGTACATTATTATTATCAAAGAAATTAACTTAAAATATTGGTATTTTGTGAAAAAATTACACTACTTGTATCACGAATGTCTTTGTTTCCTATACTATCATTAACTCCATAACTTTTTATATAAGGATTATTAGTTATATCAAATAGATATTTCTTTTGTTGTGTAATCTCTGAAAGTATAACTCTAATAGACCTTTCAACAACCATTTTATTTAACTTTTCAATTTCATATTTATAATCTTGTTGATTGCTTGGAATTTTGCTAAATTCTAAATAAATCATTCTCATTATAATGACTATTTCTTCTGTTGATTGACGATCTATTACAAACTTTGAATGGGTATAAACATTATATTTAATTAATTTTTGGATTTCCTCAATATTTTGATAACTAAAAAATAATAAACTAAATAAACTTATTTCTTGAATACCTCTAAGTACATCATAAGCAAGATTTCTTGAATTAGGTTGTAGTTGTTCGTTAATTGAAAGCAAATCCCCTTTAATAACTGGTATTTTATCTTGTCTATATCCATTTGTATCAGTTGGAGTATTAATAAAATTTAACATTTTTGGGTTTGTATTAGGTAAAATTTCTGATTGAAAAAATCCAGGATTTTGATTGGTTGGTTGGTTCATTATTCTTTCTTTATTATTAATTTATAAATTAATAATAAATATTTAATTTAAACTTGTATAGTTTAAACTCTTACCATTTATAATGGTTCCATTTGTAGTCATGGGGTTCCGTCTTTATTAACATTTTGAGTAGTATTTGGGATACCACTTGGATTAACATTTGGATTAAGATAATTATAAAGTTTATATAAAGCAATAAGTCCTGCAATAGTTACTCCTGTGGTTACTACGCCCTTTAATAATGGGTTTTGTGAAATAGTTTTTGAAATACTTGTTTTAGTTGAACTCGTTTTCTTTTTAGAAACCCTTGATTTGTTAGAAGATCTAATTTTTTTCAATCTTTCCAATACACGGTCTTCTTCTTTTTTATTTATAAGTCTTTGTTTTAATGACTTTATTTGATTTTCCTTTCTTTTTATTTCTGTTTTAATAGAATTCATAATGCGGTATTGTTATTATTATGATAAAAAAATAATTTAAAAGTATTACATTTTTATTTCTCCACTTCTAAAAATAAGAAATAATACAAGATAAAGTGCCCCAAAAATACCTGCAAAGAATGCAAATAAAATACGGAATACCATTGGATAACCAACAGAGTAATTAAATGAAACTGCTATTGCTATCAATGAAACTATCCAGTTTAAAACTGGCATTTCATTAAATTTACAATCTTTATTTTTAATTTTTTGACTTGTTATATGTAGATCCATTTTAATATAATAAATAAAATAATTAAAATAATTAAAATAAATAATTAATTTAATTATATTAAACAATTCTACTACAAACACTATTTGATTCAATGTTAATAATATGATCCATTTGATTTTTAAGGTTTTCATTGTGACTTATAACAAGTATAACTTTATAACAACTTTTAAGTACATTAAAAAGATTTTCCATTTTACTAACTATATTTTCATTGCTTGAAGCATCTATAACTTCATCTATAATGAAAAAATTTGCTTTGTCATAATATTTAAATTTATCCAATGTTAATTTTAGAACAACATTTACTATAAAACGTTCATATCCTGAAAGATGTTCTGTCCCTAATAACATTTTTTCTTTTTTAACTAAAATTTCCCAATTATTATCAGTCTCATTTAAACAAATATATAAGCCCGTCATCTTATATATAAGATTATTAGCAAACTTTTCAATTGCTTGTGTAGTATCATATAAAATTTTCTTTGGTAATATTTTTATGGTTTCTTTATATAATTGTAATACTTTTTCTTGTTTTAATAAATCTTCATTTTGTTTTCTCATTTTTATTAGTTTTTCTTTTGAAGTTTGTATTGTTTTTAACTGTATTTCATTTTCAGTTAATAATTTATTAACTCTGGTTAATTCTTTATTTAATAAATGCTTTTTATTATTTAATTTTTCTTTTTCTATTTTTAATCTTTCTTTAATATTAATATTATTTTCATTTAATAAATAATCCTCAATTTTTTTTATTAATTCTAAATTACAACAATTTTCTATATGACTATTAATTTTTTCAGTTTCTTTAAGAATATTAAAGTTAATATTACTTTTAATTATTCCAATTTGATTTGTTAAGTTATTATTGTATAATATATTAGCATAATCAATTAAAGCAATAGCATCATTTAAATATTCATTTGAAGATAACTCCCCAAAAAAATCAATTATATCATCAAATAAATCTTGTGGTAATTGGGTATCTTTAAGATTTCCAAGTTCATTAATAAATAAGTTTGGATCGTAGCGTTCTTTCTTTAAAATTTTTGAATGTTCTTTTTCTGTAATCATTTTATTTATTGGTTTAAATAGTTTGTTTAATTCTTGGTATTCATTTTGTAAAATGCTTAAACTTTTTTGGGTTTCAATTGGATTAAAATTTGTATAGCATTTTGGTAGAATTGCTAATTTAATTTTTAATTCTTCTTTTGTTTCTTTTGTTGAAACAATATTTTCCCTTAATAATTCAAGTTGTTCTTTTGTATAATTTTCAGTTTTAGAGTAAATTGGTCCAAGTTCTATTTCTTGAAGTATAACCTGTTGAATTAATAGTTCATTTTGTTCTATTTCTTTGTTTAAATCATTTTGTATTAATTTAAACTTGTTTAATGAAATTGTTATTTCATCTTCATTTGAAACAATAGAACTTTCATTTGTAATATCTAAATTTAACAATTTTATCTTATCCGTAATAACTTTAATGCTCTTTAATGTTTTTTGATAAATTTCTGTATAAATTCCCAAATTAAATAATTCATTTAATTTACTTGAAAGGTCAGTACTTGACATTCCAATTGGACTAATATAATTTGTATAACTAAGGACATTAGTAAGTATAAAATTATCCTTGGTTGTTAATCCCAATTTTTCTTTTATCAATTTAGATGTTTCTAATTTAGAATTTTCAACAGAAACTCCATTTTCATAAAATAAAATTGTTTCATCCATACCTGTGTCTCCATTTGGTCTTTTTCTATTCTTTCCTGAACGCTGTATTTCAAAAACATTTAAACCACTTGATATAGTCATTTTTATTTCATAATTTTTAGCATTTTTATTTATTATATTAGTATTAATTGTATTTTTAGATTTAAAAATTCCTCCAAACAATGTATAAATTATAATATTAAATATAGCACTTTTTCCAATAGCATTATCTCCAAGTATCCCAATAATTCCATTCATTTTATTGAAATTTATTTTATTGGAGTGGTCATTTCCATATATAAACACATTTTTGAATTCAAGTGTTTCTATACTCCAACTTTCATTTTGTTTTGAATTTAAGATTACAGACTTTGTTTCTTTTAAATGAAGTTCTTTCAATGAAATGATAGTTTCATTAGGATATCCTTTTTTATTTAATATGTTTAAAAAATGATCTGTTTTGTTTAATGGAACTATCGCTTCTTGTCCTTTTATTTCTTGTTCTTTTATTTCTTTAACAAAACTTTTTATTTCAGTGTACTTGGATATTTCATTTCTTATTTCTTCAAAATTAATATTTTCAAAATAACTATGCTGTAATCTAATTGAACTTTTTTTGGTAAATTTAATATCTTTTATATTTTTGAAGTCAGTTATTGTTCTAAAACTATGTTCGTTTTCAATTTCAATAAATTTGCATGTTTTATTTGTTAGTTCCCATTCTAATATTCCATGTCCTATTTCTTCTCCAAAATTTTGTTGAATTAAAGAACCGGGATATGCGATATTTAGCTTTAAATGTTGTCTGCGATGAATGTCACCTAATAATGCGTAATCAAATCCATTAAAATCACTTAATTTTATAGTTGCATCTTTAATATTAGTCCCATTATCTAATTTAGCTTCTCCAACCGTTCCATGAAATAATGAAACTGTTATTTGGTCTTTTTCTGGTGTTTTAGGGCATCTTAAAAATTTGTTATCATATAAACTTGATACATAAAATGAAATATTGTTATATTTGTAAATTCCACTTTCCTTTAAAAAGTAAAAATTTTCAGGTGTTTTTAAAGTTAAAATACCAGATAACATATCTAAACGCGTATTATTTTGGTAGATATCATGATTTCCTAAAATTGCAACTGTATCGATGGCACTCGTCATTTTTTCAATAAATTCATTAAATAATATAATTGTTTCACTTGTTAGCCGATCCCTGCTATGAAATATGTCACCAGATATAACTAAAACAGAATTTTCATTGTTTCTTTCTTTTAGTTTCTGGTATAAATTTTCAAAAACTTGTCTGTATTCTTGGTGGCGTTCAAGTGTTCTAATATGTAAATCTGCTGTATGATATATTGTTTTAATTATTTTACCTTGTTGTAATATATTATTCTTTTTTGATACCAATTTAAAATTTTTTATTGCTTCTTTAATAGATTCTTTATTCTTATTCTTCAAATTTTCATTAATTCCTAATGTATTTGCTAATATTAAAAGACTTTTTTTAGTTGCCATTTGTTTTATATTTAATTAAATTTTATTTTTAAATTAAATACAAATTAAATTATTTTTTAGAAGGTCTTCCGCGTTTCTTAGCAACCTTTTTAATTGGCTCTGGAATACTAATGCTAATTCCATTTCCATTAGAACCATCAGAAACATTGCTATCAGTGTCACTTCCATCTGAAAAATCATCAAAATTCATACTTGGTTCGCTCATTTCAGGTATATTATTATTATTTCTGTTAGTATTTCCCATCATTTCTCTTCTAGCCATTTCCTTTTCAGCTTCAATTTTTGATAAATGAAAAACAAAAGCAGAAGAACCAAGTAACCAAAGAAGGGTCATTTCAGGACCAACTGAAACTTTTGAACCATATTTCTTCCATAGTTTCAAAAATACATCATCATATTTATGTGTTTTATATTCATTTGAAACAAATTCGGTCCATCCATTTAATTTTATATAATCACGCCCATAAACATTATTTGCAGTTTCCAATGCCTTTGTAAATATAAGTAATCCATCTTTGCATGTATTTAATCCATTATCAAGATCTTTTTCTGTTTCTATCCTTGTTAGTTCGGTTTCAAGTTCTTCTAATGAATGTCCTGCTCCAAAATTTCTTGATAATTCATACCCTTGCTTACGGTATCTATTAAGATTGTAAAGAGCAAACGCCTTTTTCTGTTTTGTTTCTTCATAATTCTCTTCATTATCTGCATAATTAGGTTCGCAATTAATTGGATCATCTGTTTCTTCTTCTTGTTCCGATTGTTCTTGATCGCTTCCATTTTCACTTGGTTCATTTGTTGTTAGAAAATCCAATCCAAGGTCTTCTTTTGCTTCGCTTGGTTTTTCGTAGAATGAGTTATGTGATATACTAAAATCATTTTCATTTTCGCTTTCAAATGAACTAACATTTAAAGTTTTTGGAGCACCAATTTTTCCAACATTTATAGACATCCAATTTTAATTAAATTTAAATAAATAAAAAGTTATCCAATTCTAAACGAACTTTTTATTTTTTAATGTTTTTATTTTTTTAAATTACATTGCTTCATTTATTAGTTTTTGATACATTTTAAACATTCCACTTTCAGATTTACTTTTTATAGTAGAAAGATCTAAAACTGGGTAATTTTTATCATAACAATGGTTAAAAACTTTAATTAGGTAAGGAATTGCACTAACACTAGGAGCTTTTCCAGTTAGCAATTTGAAATTTCTTAGAAATAAAATAAATTCATCTTTTTCTTGTTTGTCAAGTACTATTTCAATTGGACTATGTTTAGATTTTCCCAGTTTAGCTGCTTCTATTTTTTCTTGTTTTATTTTTTCAATTAATTTTTTTCTTTTTTCTTGATCTGGTTTAATTTTATTATCCCCATAAACATCTGAATTCTTTTTATAAAAATCCAAAATACATTTTGATATTTTATCAGATTTAGTTACAACAGTACTTCGCCTTTTTATTGAAGAACCCCCACTACTAGTTCTTTTTTTTATTGAATGCATACTTGGATTTAAAGAAAGCAAACTTGAAAACTTTTTCATAGTAGCTTTTCGTAAAGAACTTGCATTTGAACTAATATTTGAACTAATACTTGAAGTTGAATTTTCTGGTAATAATGATGCAAAACTTTTGTTTAATAACCTACTTGAACTTGGATACTTTTTAGATGCCATTTGTTATATAATTAAATAAATAAAATAATTAATTAATTAATTTATTTAACAATTTTTTATTTTTAAATTTCACTTTCAATAGGGTTAAGAAGTAAATGTAGTGTTCCCATAGAACCTACTTTGTAT